GGTATGACCCAAACCCATACCATGTGATGTTTGTATTTGACGTGCCCAAGAGCTGTCAAGCATCGTTTGAACACTATGTCAACGGCAGATACTCTGAGATAGATGACTTGTGGAAGCTCAAGATACTTGAGTTCCATGGGTTTGATATCGATGGGCATACAGGCAAGATTCTCTTTCAGTCGGATAGCTTGCGCTACGAGCTTGAGGATAAGCTCGACGTAACCCTCCCACCAGATAGTGAACTGTATGATAAACCTAATCCAGAGAAAGAGATATTTAATCCTGAATACTACGATATAGAATTAAGTGTACTAAAATGAATGATAAGTTGAAGAACAAGCTTGGGGACTGGTGGCCGGTCCTCAAGCCCATCTTTGACTCACAGAAGTTTATGGCTCTGCGTGACGCTCTTAAGCAGGAATACAGTTCAGGTCAAGTTTACCCCTCTCCGGGTAACGTATTCCGTGCTTTTGAGCTCACGCAGTTTCATGACTTGCGTGTAGTCATACTAGGTCAGGACCCATATCACAATGGGATCGCCACTGGTCTAGCGTTTGCAACTAACAATGGGAAGATGTCTCCCAGTCTAAGGAATATTGTCAGGGAATTGCATGACAGCTACTATGTAGATGTCAAGGATGACTTTGACACAAGCCTCGAGCACTGGGCGAAGCAGGGTGTGCTCCTCATCAATACGTCACTGACTGTGCGTAAGGGGCAGCCTAATTCTCACAAGAAGATATGGGATGGGTTTACTCTTCAGGTAATCAAACGCATCATTGCCAACCACAAGAACGTTGTGTTCGTAGCGTGGGGTAAGGATGCTGCTGACCTGATGACCAAAGCCTATGTCAAACACGAAGAGCCTATCATGTCCCTCTTCCCTGAGGAATGTGAGACGTCACACTATCTGTTGACTGCACCGCATCCTGCGGCTGAAGCATACTCAGGTGGTAAGGCAGGGTTCTTTGGGTGCGACCACTTTGTCAAGATCAATAAACATCTTGAGAAGTCCATAGATTTCTTTAACGCTATACCAGAACAAGTTTAAAAAAGGGGGCCTTACGGTCCCCCTTTTACTGGCCCTTCAGACGAAGGTGAACTCAATTGTGATCGCTGCCCTCCTGAGGTCTGGGAACAATGTCCTGATTTCCTCATCTATTGCAGGCTGCAAGAAGTGGTGTATGACCGCTTCTTCGCTGGTCTCTGTAGAAGTGCGCTGCTTACCCGCGTCATCCATACCAGCATCGATATGCAGAAATCTCAGATCCTTAGAACATACTACTTTAACGACTTGCTTTTTCATGACTTGTACAATATATGGTGGTATCCTCAGTGATAGGGGGCTGAAGGGATAACATGTGGAGAAAATCCTGCATGTCTATTTCACCATTATTGTTAAAGTCAAACTGCGCCATGTCTGATCCGGGTGTGATAGGATTACCAAACCCCACCAGCAGCAGCAGAAAGTTCATGATGTAGTTGCTCCAGTTCATACTCTGCATACGAGCACGAACCGATAAGGTTACTCTAACTGGTAGAATTTTGCAGCCTCTGCTGGATCGAGTGACTTGAATGTACCAGCCGCACCTGGGAATATATCCAGGAACTCTTTCACCCACTTCTTGTCACCCTTCTGGAATCTACCTGACCTACGCTGGTAGAACACATCTGCTTCGTTGTCTGCACCCAGGTAGTACAATCCTAAGTTCTTTGTTGCCCCGAACAACTGCCACCAGTTCTTGATCGGTGTAGAGACAGCTGAGGGTGAGCTCAGTATTCTAGCAAATTCAATTGGGTTAGTGTACGCTCTCATCTCTGAGTGCAGGCGGAGTCCTTGGTATGCCAGGAAGTCTGCTACGTACGAATCCATATCGTCATCGTCAAGCATGCTACCCATCAGTGTACCCAACAAACCCAGCATCCACACAAAGCCTTGCTCGTGCATGAACCTCGCCATGTTCTGTTTCTCTGTCTGAGTCATGCCGGCATACACGCTACGGAGATCGGACTTGTTGTGCCAAGCGTTGGACATGACGTTGAAGAACGTTTGGTAGTAACCTTCTATGACCTGCCCACTCTCTATGTCTGTGTGTATACCACCACTACCAAAACCAAATCTCTTACGGTACCCAGGTACAAAGTAGTTGCGGAAGAACATCAGCATCCTACCCATGGCATGTCTGTTGACCAGTGGCTTGTCCACGTTACCCTTGAGCTGGTTGGTCTTCTTGTTCAGACCATGCAGCCTACCAATGAACTCTGACTTGCTCCACTTCCTCCCATTCAGTTTAGCAACACGCTTGTCCAAGTTGTACTGGCCGTTCTCTCCCTTTACAAACAAGTCCCACATGTCAGCAGGCTTACCATTTTTGTTGAGTATAACGTTACCGTTCTTGTCTTGGAACTTACCCTTATAGGATCTACCCAAAGCCAAGAGTCTCTCGGCTGTAGTCTGGAACTCTGCTGCGTGCTGCAAGACAAATGCACTATCCAAGTTCATCTTCTTCTTGAGTGCTGACCCTGCCTCTGTACCAAACTGACCACCAAACTCCTGCAGAGCATCTGCCCACTCCATGAGTGCCACCAGTTTGTTGTCTGTAGCAAATGGTCTAGTAACTCCTTCAGCTAATGCACCCAGCCCATTCCCGGAACGATAGGTCTTACCCCTAGCCCAGAGCAAGTCCTGCCTGCTGTAGTATTGTCCAGCCCATGCCTCTGATGCATTCATTGTGCTATCAAGTATGATCTGGTTACCAGCTTGTATCCAGTTACCTGCTAGAGCAGTGACAGCTGTAACGGTACCTGCAAACTGGGACAGCTTGTTACTGTCCAACTTACCTGTAATGGTAGCTATCACATCGTCCTTACGTATCATGGACTGCCCGTAGAATACGTTGTCCACGAACGACTCGAACTGCTTGAATGCATTGCTGTTCCGAGCACCCTGCCTGTCAACCATATCTATCCCAGCCTTCTTAGCTACAGCATCCTTCAGGTAATCACCTGTAGTGGCCATCTCCAATTGAGACCTGCTGATCATGGCAGCACGAGTCAAGTTCACCACACCAGTCAGCTCAGACTTTGCTTTGTATCTGTGAGCCATGTCTGCAAACTTGATGATGCTGTTAGTGATGTCCTTGGACACCAATGCTGCAGGTATGTAGTTCACATAGTACTGAGGTATCATCTTCAACGGCTCACCGTTGGCTCTTCTCAGTTCACCAAACTCTGTGTCTGTCTCCTGTGCTGTGAAGGTATCACCCAACATGTTCTTTGCAGAGTCCTTGAATCCTTTCTCTCTGTACGAGTCGTAGCTTGACTTACGTACACTTGGGAATACGAATGACACATCACTGAACTGATCTTTGAGCAGAGGGTTTCTACCGATCATTCTCTGAGTATCGTGGTACACCTCCAGCAACAACTCCATGTATTGCTTAGCCTCGATTGGCATGTTGGTGTACTTTTTGTTTTCGTACTCACTCATCTTGGGTCTAGCAAGATTACCGATGTAGACTTTCTTGCCTTGATATCTCCTGACGCTGTTACGCAGTGTGCTGGTTATATCGTTGATCTCTATGCTGAGTGCCTGCCTCTCAACTGGACTGGTGTTGGGGTCATTGATCTGCTGGAAGAGAGCAACTCTTCTACGTACAAGATCTGCCTCCACCAGTTCTGCACCGTCTATCTTCTCTGTGTTTTCGTAGTACCACTGGGCTGTAGCTTCTAGATATGCTCTCCCTTCAGCACCCTCGAAGTATTCGTCGAGGAGTGTGGGGTCTGTTGGGTAGTTGTACTTTTCTCTGAAAGACTCGTAAGCTCTACTCCTGTTCTTGTAGAACTTGTTCATGTCCTCTTGCTGTACAAACTGTACGACTTCTTTCAACTCAGATGTCTTTGTCTCTGGGTTGTAGATAGGACGCATCACTGTCTCGTATATGTCCTCGTACAACTTGTCGGGTCTGTCTTGTCCTACCCCTTTCCAGTTAACGAAGTTCTTGAATGCATCACGCAGCTTGTACTTGACTGCTATGGTATCGTCATTAGATTGAACCAGCTTATCTCTGACTGCTGCAGCCACCAACTTGGTGATGGTGTCACTGCTGTATACTGCAGGGTCTGTCCACAGAGAGAACCAGCTGACCTTGTTATGTGTTTCACGCAACTCGTTCTCAATCTCTTCTACCCCGATTCTCTTCTCCTCCAACTGCTTGATATTCAGCTCAGTAACTGCTCTTCTGCCTTTGGTTCTAGCCTTGAGGAATCTCTTGTCGAGTCTGCTCAAACCTGAAGTGAGGAAGATGCCCTTTTCCATGTTGTCCTTCAGGTTCTTGATCTGAGAGTTCAACTGTTCGTTTATCTCGATGGGGGCAAATGAATGCAGTGTTCTCGCCAACACTGGGATGGCTGTGTCCAAGTACTCGTTGTTCACAGCACGCATGCTGCTCACTGCTTCCTGCAGTTTAGCCAACAGGAATGTTCTCTCAGCTTCGGTACCTACTACTCCCTCCCTCAGCAACTTTGTTTCAAGCAATGCAAGCACAGACTTCTTGTCGTCCTGGTTGTAGAATGCATCGATCGACTCCTTGAGCTCAGAGATATCTCTAAGTGTCTGCATCTTCTCTTTGTCAGACATCTGATCCACCCTGTCAACATCCTTCTCGATGCGTGCTATCAATGAGTTACCTGCCTTGGCTACGGTAGCTACATAGTCTACAAAGTCAAAGTAGTCACTTACCTTCTGGTGCTTATCTCTTACCTTTCTGAGGTTACGTTGCAACACCTTCAAGTCAGCTATCTGCTTTCTAGTTCTGTCGCTCTCTGGTATTCTACTTATCCTCCCAATCTCATACTCCAAGTTGGTGATGATACGGTCTGTGAGTATGTCAGCATTTTCTCTGACGTCCCCGTTCTCCTCTTCTAGTTCAGACTGTTCATCTCCCTGCTCGTTATCCTTATTCGGATTGTTGAGAGCATTGCTGTTAGCATCATTTGAGTCTAGCAAGTTGAAGTCCCCGGGCAGTATGGTCATGCGTGTAAGCACGCTGTTGTCCACCCTGACTCTGTTCAGCTTCCCCAAGCTGTCTGTCAAGAAGAGTGGTTTGCCTCCTCGAAACACATCAACCGTCATTCTGTTGATGGCATTGATAACTTTCATTGAGTCCTCTGCAGCATCTGATAGTGTAACATAGCTACCTATGCCTTCATCGAACTCTACCATCCCAGACTCAGCGAACTTCTCCATTAACTGAAGAGGGGTTCTCGATCCAGGATCTGTCTCCTCAATGTAGTTGAGCATACTGTCCAGCTCGGGAGCACTTACCCCATTGAAATCATACTTACACGCCATTATTCACACTTTTTTTGTATGGACATTACCTGCTTCATTTCCTCGAAGTCATCTATCGCTTTCTCTGTCTGTGCATTCAACATCTCTACAGCATAACCTGCCATAGATTTTGCACCGGTTCTGGTAACGTCCTTGTTTGCTTGTGCAGTTATGATACTGCTGGTTCCTGAGGTTGTCCCACTCTCATCACGCAAGTTAACCTCAAACAACTTACCATTGATACTCTTCTGTTGTACAGGCTCCCAGGTGTACTTGCTCTTTCTCTGCAGCAGGGTATACCTGTCAGTTTTCTTTGACCCTATGTTGCGCACCTTGATGAACACTGGGTATGCATCTGGGTTTTTCTTTGCACTGAACGTACCGTCAGCGTTCTTCTTGAACATACCCTTGAGCTTCTTGGTGTCGTACCCAACAGTCTGAACCAAGTCTCTACCATCAACTGTGGAGAGTCCGTAGGTTCTCATGTACTCGAACAAGAATGGGTCGAAGTACTGTGGGTTGTTCTGAGCTCTGCTCATCTGACGTCTGACGAACTCTGCAGCTGTAGGGAACAGCGGTGTACCGTTCTGATCCTTGAGCTCAGAGCGTCTCTTTGTCATGAAGTACTCTACAGGTATGCTGTCGAAGTACGAACCGAACGTAGGAGATGCACCAGTTCTAACCAGTGAGTTCAAGATGAGGTCCTCAGCAAACTCCTTGATGGCTGTCTGCAGCTTTGGGTCAGAGGTATACTTCCTTGGATTCTCCAAGAGTTCCTGGAAGTCCCTCTTCATCAGGTTACGCATGTCCGTAGACTTGTCGTCTATGTTGTTCATCTCAACACCAAACGTTCTGCTCTTCTTTGTGGTCTTCACTGACGCTATCCTGGAGATTACGTAGTTGTCTTGCAGTCTAGGTACAGCTCTTCTGAGCCTAGCAGCTTTGGCTGCTATGTTGGTTCTCTTGTCCAGGAATAGCTCCTTCGCTCTCTCGGTTGTAAGCATATCAGCAAACGGATTGATGTCTGTCTGCTTCCCGTTTATGCTCACAAACTCTGGTCTGGTCATCATCCAGTAGAACGCTGCACGGTTGACTGCTCTGTGCTGGGCAGCACTAAAGTCTCTTGTACCTACAGCTTCCATCACCCTCGTCTTGAAGTTGTTCATAGACTGGCTGGATGAACCAAAGTAGTTGTTGGAGAGGGACAGTACTTCGGTTATCAAGTTGTAGTACGACTGTGATATACCGAACTGGTTGTCCACCAAGAACTGTTGTACGGCACCCATGCTGATGATGGGGCTTGTATTCTTAGAATACTTCTGCAGCTTGCCAAGGTATCCTTGTATCTCCCCTATCTCACCCAACCCATCCAGGGTATCAGGTGCAATGATCTCGTAGAACTCTTGCAGTTCTTCACCCCTCATCAGACCGATTGCAAAGTTGTTGAACAGCTTGTTCTCGAGTTCTTTGGCCTCGCCTTGCAGCCCCTTTTTACCAGCTCGGCGTGCACTCTGCAACACACTGAGTACATCGTCCTTTGTGAAACTCTGTATACGAGTCTTAGCTTTCATCTGCTTCTGGTCCATGAAGCTGATACCCATCTCCTTCAATGCCATCTTTACACTGAGAGGTCCTGTCTCACTACCGATACCCTTACGCAGTTCCACAAACTTGAGGACTGATGGTATGTTCATGAGTCCTTCTATTGCTACAAGGTCATCGTTGACTGTTGCATCTGTCATGAAAGAACCGAAGAACACTGTGGCTGCGTGTGTGAACTTGTTGTCGTTTGTCAAACCAGGGATAGGAGTCTTACCCGCATCGAGGTGTGAAGACAGCTTCTCTTGGAAGTATCCTGCCACAGCTCTAGATGATCTGATGCCTGTTCTTGACACACCATTGAGTGTGAAGTGAGACCTACCGTTAACAGATGTACCCTGCTTACCGTCTTGTACAACTTCACCCTGGCTGGCAATTGCATATCCTGCCATGGCTTTTGCATACACACCCACACCTGTTGCAGATGACTTAAACTTCTGCTCCATCTCTATCTCTACGAGTGGGTGCCAGAATGGGTAGTCTGTTTTAAGCAGGTCTTTCTTCAGTACATCTTTAGTGAACGCCTCAAGTCTGTTTGTGTTCAGAGGCTTGAACGTTTCTACAGTGTGGTTGGGGGACATAGAGATGGCCTCTATGATATCCAACATGCTGTTACGTATGGCTGACTCAGACTGCATCTCCAATGGGAGCAGTGGGTCTATAGCATCCTTTGTGAATCCTTCTCTTGCACTACCACTGAACTCAGGGAACATGGTAAACATCTTATCGATGTCAAAGTCAGAACCTGTTTGTTCGGTAATGTTGGCTGGCACCATCACAGTCTTCTTGTGAGACTTTGGGAGTATACCTGCCACTTTGGCTATCACTGTCGATGACTTACCCTGGTGTGGTATACGGTACATCACCATACGTCTCAACTCCTCAGGTATCTCTGACAAGTTATCTCCAGGCTTGAGACCATACTTCTTGGCTATGTCTGGTGAGATCATAACCTCAGCATGTCTTGTAAACCCGTTGTCATCCACACTCAGGTATCTCAGCTCTCTCTTCTCGTATTCACCTGTCTCGTAGTTGAACACATTGAACGTACCAGGCGCTGCAACCTGCACCATCTCCTTACCCTTCATGAACATCTTGAACACTCTGGTACGGAACATAGAGAAGAACAAGTTCTCGTACTCCTTGAGGTATGTTGGGAAGCCAAGTGGGAGAGCGAAGTCCACCTCGTTGGTGATCGGGTCAGCTATGATGTTAAGCTGAGCTTCTATGTTCTCATCAAGCTGGTCTCTCTCCATCTTGTTTCTCAGGAACACGTCCCGCATCTTTTTGAGGGCCTCCACCTTTTTGTCCTCAGGTATCAAACCTGTTCTTGGGTCAACCTCGTCAAGTCCTAGCTCTTCCTTGAGCTCTTGCATTGCTCTTCTCTGAAGCTCCTTGAATGAGTTGTGGAATCGCTCCTTAATCTCCAACCCAGATATTGGTTCGGACTGTATGTCTGTACCGTAGTTGAGCACGTATGTGTCAGTTGGGTTGACAAGCATGAGTGTACTCTTGGTGATCTGCTTGTTCAATCTCACAACGTCAGTACCCTTGTCTGCTATGTTCTGAGGCATCAGCAATCTCTCACCCTGTTGCTGCACGATGACCTGCTCGTTCTTCATCTCCAAGAACTGCTCGTATGGTACAGCTCTTTCCTTGCTGCCCTTCTTGCCTGTAACAAAGTTGACCAAATCAATTGGTGCAGTGGGGTCCATCATACGTTCGTACAACCGTCCCAGCACATCACTCTGTGCAGCAATCTCAGGTGTCAGTACGAAGTATGAGTTCTTGTCTGCTTCGATGGTAAGTGTGTTGCCTCCGTGCAGTTTGAGGTTCTCGTAGTAGAACTTGTAAGGTGCAGTGTATTCTGCCTTCCACTTACCCATAGCAGCTGCTATGTTAGAACCAGCTTTGTCGAACTCTTTGTACCACTCTTCCTGTTCTGGTGTCCATCTACCATTACCCTGTTCGATCTTACGAGCGAATGCTGGGGAGATGATACCCTGTGCGTCAGTAGCATTTGCTACCCCAGTCATATATCTCTTGGCCATCCCGTCTGCCTCCTCTTCCGTAGCTCCGTTTGCCAAAGCGGCTTTCTTTATACCAGCAGCTATCTCGGTATGGACAGGGTCAGATGTAGTGAAGTCCTCTAGGGTTGCTGTGTTGAAGATTCTCTTCATACCGTACTCCGGGCTTCTAGAGAAGTCACCCTCCATGTACATGCGGTTACCTGGTGTGTTGATCAGGCCCATACGCTTGAAGTAGTCTACTGTATCCTTGAACATCTGAGTTCCACCACGGAATGTCTTAGACATTGAGATGCGATAGATCATATCATCTGCCACAAACTGTCTGATGGCAGAGTCAAGTCCTCCCTCGTTCTTGATGCCAGCAGAGTCAAAGCTGTGCTCGAATTTCTGTGTGCCTTCTATCTGACGTATGATACCGTAATCCTTGAGCTTCTGCCTGACCTCACTGACTGCCTTGTTGAAGTTGTTGTCATGGAACTCTTCTGCGAGACCTATCACTTCGTTGACGGTGTCTCTGTACATGTCCCCTTCGTCCTGCTCTTTGAATGCTTTGTGCAATCTCTTAGCCAACGTTTCAAGCTTGCTGCCTTTCTTCACTCTACCAAGCAGGTAAGTATCACGGAATGTGGTATCCTGCTTTCCATACTTGTTGTGGTACCCAGGTATTAGCTCACCCCCATTCTTTATGGTCTCAAGTGCTGCACCAATACCAAGCAGGTCTTGCACCATGATGTTACGGATGTAAGTCTTGACATCTGAGTTGGTGATACCATACTCAGTAGCAGCACCAGCCTTGGTGAGCTTAGGCAGACCCTTGATAAGTGTAAGCCTGTTACGAGTCTCCTGTGTAGATACTGCTATTGTGCTCTCTGTAGGGTTGTTGCTGTTCAGGTATGCATCTATGCGGAGTATGAGAGAGTCACGTTCAAACAAAGTCTTGTACGTAGTCTTACCTACCTCGTCTGATGTGTTCTTCACCACGTCAAACTCACCAAACATCGGGGTGAACTTGCTCTTCTTCATCAGCAGGAAGAACGGGTCTTGGAACTCTGCTCTACCATACACACTGAACCTCGGGTCTTTCTCCATCAGCTTGTGCAGTGAAGTAGCATCCCCGTTCGTTACCTGTGACATCAAGTAGTTGAAGTGTGTTGGGAGGTTGTATGCGTAACGCATCTTACCATCACCACCCACAAAGCCCATGGCCTCCATAGCTTCTATACGAGGAGCTATTTCTTTGGCCAAGTACTGTATGCCTGTATAGATTCTCTTACCTCTTGGTGTTCTTGCAGTGAACATGTCACGTACATTTTCAGAGGGGGAGATCTTACCTATGTCGTTACCTATCTGACGTGTGTCGAATGCACTACCGATCAGTTGGTTGATGAATATCTTCTGAGCAAACTGCTTCAAGACATCGATCTCATCCAGCTGCCCCTGACGTACGAGGTTCATCTCGTCTGTCTTGGCAGAGATGTATGTCTTAAGTATCTGTCTGGACAGCTCTCTTGAGTCAGTTGTTCTCAGACCCAAGTCGAACAGCATGTCAGACATAGCCTCCACTCTGTCAGCCAAAGGTCTTGATGGGTCTTGGTATATCTGTCGGCTCTCTTCTATACGCTTAGCTCTTTCCTCTGCGTCCTTAACAGTAAGCTTACCGTTCTCATCTTCGACATAGAAAGCGTCTGGGTTCTCAATACCAAGGGTCTCACGGTTTGTTCTCCACCGCTCCAGCATCGTTCTGTCCTGAGACATTCTATCTGAGTCGTAGCTGAAGACTCTCTTCTTGTCATCAGAGAAGTCACGCTCGAACACCATGTGAGTTGTGTAGTCAAGTCTAAACAGGTTAGTGATCAGAGCATGCTCATGTGCTTGTATAGATGGGGAGTCCAAGTAGTCTACCAGTGGTCTCAACTCTGGGTTGAAACTCTGAGCCTTACGGAGAGCATCCATGATGTTGTCTGTGCTCTGCTGGTTCTTAGCTGCAGAAACTGCTTTACGGACAATGGTATCCATGTTAGCGTAAGTGACAACCCCAAGTCTGTTGGGTGCTGCTGACTTGATCTTAGAGATTGCAATGCGAGCCATGCGAGACATGCGTGCATCGTCAAGTGGTGACATCTCGAACTGACCCTTGTCGTATATCTTGTCGAAGTGCTGTTGCTGCTCTTCTGACATTGTCTCGTACTCAGCTACTGTATCGATCAGCTTAACGTCATACCCTTTCTGCTGCAGTGACTCAAGCATGATGCTTCTCCACCCAGTAGTCAACGGGTTCTCGAACTGATCGTTTGTGCTTTGATCATTCCAGTTCATGTACACATCCTGATACATGAACGAGATGTTCTGCTGCATGCTTGTTGGGAGGCCTAGCGTACCAGTATGCACGTCGTTGTGTGGCATGTCTTGTATGCCGTTCTCCTGCATATACTCTCTTGCCTCCTGCAGTTGGCCTGCATCGATCAGTGATCTGATGTACTCGAATGTATCGTTGTCCAGCTGTGAACCATTTGCATTGGACATGCTGGCTCTCAAGAACCATGATGCTACAGACCCCTTGTCGTTCTTGTTACCGATGATGTCACCAACTGTTGCTGGGGACACCTCACCATACTCACCTTTGATCTCTGACAACCTATCGTGGTAGTCTTTCTCAAACTGCAGAGCTATGGTTTCTCTCAGATCTCTGTGCAGTTCTTTGTGTGAAGCGTACCGCTCATTGAATCTGTTGACCCCGCCTACAGGTGGTGCCAAAGTCTTTGCTGTGCGTGCATAGCTCTTAGGAACATTGTTCGCTTCTATCAAAGAGTACAGCTGACGCATGCCTACAGGATTTGTAAGCATTGCACGTATCATGTTGTACAAGTCTCTGAAGAACTTACGGATACGGCCTGGGAGCGAGTTGGCTGTTTCTTGCTGAGCAAACACATAGTCACGGAAGTCCTCCGCCATCTTCTCTTCAAGTGCAAGCTCTCTCAGCTCTCTAGTGCTAAGCTCGGGGAACATTCTCTTGAGTGCCCCGATCTCGTCTTGGGTTGGTCTGCCGAACCTCTTCATTGCTTCAGCATACAACCCCATACGTTGTTGGTCACTGAGCAGTGTGCGGAATACAAAGTGGAATCCTTCGTGGTATTCTGTACCTACCTCACCTTGTGTCCACAGTTTGACACCTGCACGCTCCATGTATCCGTGCACATATCCATTACCAATCTGTCTAGCCTGTTCGTAGAACTCTACTGGTATGCCCCTTGCTGACAACCATGATGCAGCCTTCTGCTTATCCAGCATCTGGTACTCCAAGGATGTCATCAGTCTTGGTACGAAGTTTATGTCAGGGAAAGACTCATTGACTGTCTTTCTAGCCTCTGCTTCTGGTATGCCTTCGTCGAGCATACGCTGATACATTGTGCTGGCTCTTCTCTTGCGTCTTTCTGCAATGCCCCTCTTTGCCCTCTCTAGTTGCTCAGCGGCTTCCTGACTTCCTTCTTCTTCCCACTGTTTAGTAAGATCCTCCAGTTCTTTCTGACCCTCTTCGTACTTCCTACGAGCTTCCTCCTCGTTGTAGGGCTCGTACTTCTTCTGCTCTGTCTGACCAATAGGTGACTGTGCAAACGGGGAGAATCCTTCGTTGTCTTGTTCTACTGTTGTGTTACGTCTAGAAGTTTCAGGAGATGGGGTAACCACATCTGATACACCCTCGTCAGTCTTGTTAGCAGTAGTTTGTGGGGGAGCTTCTTGTTGCTTCTCACCATTGACTTCAAACTTGGGGCTGAACTCCAAACCTATATCAATGAACGGGGTCTTACCATCTACATTCTTTGCAGTAGAACCAAGGATACCTTTAGTACCATGGTCACGTGGGGCACCTGTAGCTTCGTTTGTCAGGTACTCGAAGTATGTAGCACTGCTGTTCTCTGCCTCTGGTCTCAGTGGGTTTACAATTCTTTGCCCGGTATCGTCACCGTTCAACAGGTTCTTGTCTACCTGGAACTTCTTACGTGACAGCACGTTTCTAAGTATCGTGTCCAGGTTATCTGTCAACTCCTTGGCTTGATCCGTGTACTCAGCCGTCAACGGTGTAAACGAGACCTCACCCTCATCGTTTCTGTAAGGCTTGACTACAAGGTTGATTACCTCTGCAGTACCCTTGTTGCCTTGTGACAACAGGTCACCTCGTCTCTTACCATCATACCAACGACGTATGACCTCACTGCTCACCTGCATCATGAGCCCGTCAGGAAGCAAAGGTTCACCCTTGCTATCTACGGGTCTGAATGTGAAGATGGCTTCTCCTGTCTCACCCATCTTCTCAGCAGCCAGGAACTTGTCCTGCAGTGCTAGCTCGTTTGATTCATCAAGGAGGTATGCAACGTTCAAACCAACCAAAGCTCTGAGCATTGCTTCGTTACCCTCCTTCATATAGTCAATGGCCTTTGCCACAGCCTCTTCTGTAAGGTTAGCTGTGTTGGCTACAATGACTCTGTGCTTACCTGTAGGGTCAGCCACGAGGAACACTACCTGACCTTTGGCGATGTTCATGCCGTTGTCAGTGACGTCGTTGAGTCTAGCTTCTATCTCATTAACATCTGTTCTCAACTGCACCAGTTGCTCTGCAGTCATTGTTTTGGCAAGACCGTCGTCGAACAATCCTAGCTCTACTGTCTTACCCTCAGTGTCAGGGTTCTCCCCAATCACAGCTACAATGGTGTTTGGACCAAGTGCTTCTGATGGGTTGTAGAAGTGTGGGTTACGTGTGTCGCTGTTGGCTGCAGTAAAGATGTTGCTAGCCAGCATGTTAGATACAGTCGTAGTGACTGCTCTTGGATTGCCCTGCTTGGCCTGTTCCCAAGCTACCTGACGCATAGGAGAGTCTGATGCATCAAGCACCCCAACAACCTGCCCGTCTATCTCAACGTACATAGGTACGTTGTATGCGGGGTCCATCTTCTCTTCAGGTGTAGCCTCGTTGTTCCACCAGTCTGTGTCTTGTCTTACGACTATAGTGACAGTCTTACCCTCCAAGTTGTCATGGAGATATGCTCTGTTGGTTATAATGTACTGACCATCTGCAGTATGCCTACTAGTGGAATCATCTTTGTTTATCTGTTGACCACTGTCATCTACCAGCACTCTACCATTCTTATCAATCACAAGTGTAGCGCCCCTAGCCTCTCTGGTCATACGGCTAGAGTTGTCACTGACCGCTCTCTTTTGTGCTTCCCCCACAACTTCCTGCTCCTTAGCTTGAGTCTTACCCTCTTGCTCTGAGAGTGCAGCTCCTGTATCTCTACTTTCAGCAGCTTCATTTACATCCCTTTTCCGCTTGTCTGCTTTTGCTTTGTCGCTAGACTTCAAGTTGTGCAGAGGTTCCTCTTGCTTTCTATTCTTTATGTGTTTTTCCCACACAGCTTTCTCGAGTGGGGTCATGTCGTCTGGGTTAAGCTTCTTGACGTCACTCAGCTTCATGCCCCCAAACTCTATGTTCTTCTTTGACTCCTGCTGCTCTCTTTCTATGGCTTCATCGTCAAGTTTTTCTAGAGCTGCGTCACTTACTCCAGCAGCCCTTAACCCGTCTCTAGCTACAACAAGCTCCTTACTGGTGGCTGTCTTCCCAATCGTAGCATCAACCTGTTGGTCTATGGACTTTTGTTCCTCGAGCCTTTCTAGAGCTATAGCTCTCTTTTTGTACAGCTCCCTCTCGTTAGGGTCTGTCATGAGCTGCTCGTAGGCTTTTGCTGCAACAGTTCTGTCATCCAACAACTTCATGAGGATGTCTCTCTCCTGCTCCAGGTTCTTCTTACGGTTCTTGCCTACATACTCACTACGCAAATCAAGATCATTCTTCTTACCGTATCGGATACGTCTAATGGACTTATCCATCTCTTCCTGCAGTGCCTGCCGTATCTCAGCGGATACCTGTGGATTCATTTGAGGCTGTCGGTACTGTGTCTGCACCTTACCGTCTTTCTCAGATACAGCTACCTCCTGAAACATTTCTTCCCTCACTAGGTTGCGGAGCTTTTCCCCGTCAAACTTTGGGTCAAGTGTCTCGAACGTTTTGATGATGTCCTCTACCCTTTGGTCAGTATCAAACAATGAGCTCTCGTAGAACAGCAAAGCATCCTTCAATGCTTCGTTCTCTGCTATCTGATTGCGGACATTGTCTTGCCCATTCTGGGACATGAACCTACCAGCAAGACCTGTTGGGAGAGTTGGGCCTGGGAATGCATCAGAGATCTTTGCGTAGTTGTCTACTACGTTGTCTGAGCTTTCCAAGATCTGATTGATCATTTCATGCTTCTCAGCTTCTGTGACTTCTTCACCCACAATTTTGCTGACCTCATCAGCAGGCATTGCCTTGAGCTCCTCCAGTCTTTCTTTGTACTGATCGTATGTACCGAGCTTTGCGTGCAGCAGTGCACTCTCGTTCATCAAGCGAGATCTGTAGTCGTCGTAAGACTTCTTATCACCTCTAGCTTGAGCGGCATCCATACGTGCTAGGTAGTATTGTCCCATGGCTGAGCTCTTGGCTCTAGCTCTCAGGTTGAAGAATGTCTCAGGGTCCATGTTGAGATCATTCAAAGCTTCTTCTGTAGCCTTGCTCTTTCTCTTACCTGCTTGTATAGAACCTCTACCACCACTGATAATCCCTACCAGTGCACCGATAAGCATCTGCTCTCTACCCTCAGGTGTGTTGAGTGTTTCAAGTGCTGTGCTCCCTATGTGCTCGTAGTCTCTAATCGCTTTTGCAAACAAGCCCCCTCTCAACAAACCCTCAGCTACTTCAGCCCCACCATACTCAGAGTACATGGCTTTAGCTCTTTCGTTCAAGCCCTCTGAGATTGCGTACTGTGACCCTTCTTGAAATGCTTCAGTAGCACCCTTCTCTATGAATGGGTAAGCAACTCTACTTGCCCTGATTCCTTTTTGTGCATATCCAGGCAGGTTATCAATGGCTTCAGTGTACTGTCTCCACCCTGCTCTTTCACCAGGCTTGGATGCGATCTTGTGTGTAAGACCTTTGCGCATACTCTTTGGAGTAAACGGCATAAGCCCTTTACCGAACATCACCAAGTTTGTAGGCATGAGTATGCCCATGTTACCGTAGAATGCAATGGCTTCTTTCTGAGCTGCGATCTCTTCAATCTTACGTCTCTCAGATACAGGTATATCATCTACACTGTCAAGCCCCATTTCTGTCATCACCTGCTGGTTCAGAGACTCAACGACTCTGTTCTTAACTTCTCTTGCTTCGACAGACGATTCTGCCATCGACATCATAGCACCAGTCTCCAAGTATCCCAGAGCGTTTGATGCTCTGTTGGTTTGACCCATTGCTTTAATGTTAGCAGCTCTTCTGATTATATCACCTGACTTCTTGGCCCCGTTCAGAGCTCTTGCTGCATGCAGGGATGCAAGACCTTTACTTACACCTGTCCCAATCTTAGCTGCTTTACCAAGTCCTGTCACCAATCCAGTTGTACCACCAGTCAGCATCATGGTAGCTACACTACCTAAGCTGTATGCCATACCGTTGGCAAACTTGTCTGCCCAGAAGTTTATACTACCCAACGACCCAAGCGTTCCTTGCTTGTCCATCTCCTCCTGTGTGTAGAAGTTAGGCATCTCCTCTTGCAACATCTTGTTGCGTTCGTCGAAGTACACCCCTACAGGGTTGTTTGTCATAGACTCTTGAAAGTCTTCAAACCCACTCATCACCCAGTCAGTCAAACCAAGTGCATAACCTACAGTGTTCTCTGCAGCACTACCTACAAACGTGTTGGCAGCTTTGTACAAACCGTTGCCTACTTTCTCCCAGTTGCTTTGGTTGCGGGCTCTCTCTTCTTCTAGGTTAGCGAAGGGTGAGTAGTTGACTCCATACTTAGAGAAGTCAGAGAAGTCACCAGTTCGTGCATAGCTAGTAGACAAAGGTCCCTGGGCTGTGCTAAACCTGGGACCAAAGTTTTGTTTTGTAAATGGATTTACAGGACCATCCTTCTTAGCATTTCTGCCCTGCAACGGTAACCCCGTCAGGGGATTGATAACTTCTGACATTATGCAAATATATTAAGAATGAATGAGTTGCATGTAAACAAATGCGGCTGCTTCAAGCACGTCTTGGAACCCGTTTGCTTGAGCCCAGTCCTGATCGATCCTGATGTCGCTGCTGTCAGTACCACCTCCGTTTGATTTGGACATGTGCATTTCTACTACAGGGTATCTACCAGTAAGGTCCCCCTTCTCATTACGTTCTACTGGTATGCTCACTTGTATACGTCCTGTATTTCTATTTCCTGGCAGCATTACATCTACTTCAGGCACACCACCGGATGTTGCCAATGCATTCAAGACCTGAACTTGGAACTGGTGTGCTGGGGTGTAACCAAGTATGGCTTGTCCAAATGATCCAGTTGTGCCCAATCCAGGTTCTGCATTCAGGTATCCACGAACTGCTTGATCTGCATCCATTCTTATTACTCTGCTAACTTTATTGTTCCCCGATCCTGCAGATACATGCAGGTTTACCGTAGGTATGGTCTCACCATTGACTGACCAGAAACCGTACATGACGTTGTCAATTTTCCAATCAGACAGAGGGTTATCTGCAAACTGCTCATCTTGGTTGCCTTTAGAGTCTGTGATGATTGCAGTTCTCCATGCTGCTGTTTCTGCACCAATCTGTTGAGCTGTTGGGTCTGTAAGATCAACTGCCCCAGCAAACGAAGACAAGTCTGTTTGCGTTGCAGCTTTACGCAGTGCATCTGATTCTTCACCATCTGCATCCCCAAGCGCAACAGGGTACTCAGGCCAGTTAAATGTAGTTCTGCTAGCATCATTGATGAATGCATCTGCAGCTTCTGATCTCTTACTTGCTTCTGCATCCAAGTTGGTCAGGAAGTTCTCATATGCCATATCCATTCCTACACCACCTTTAGGTAGAGTAGCAATTGTGTGGTCGTTCTCTGGTCCACCGACTGTAGGATTCTTTCCGTCTGGTCTTCTATTGGTGTCACTGTCAGCTTGTTTAGCATCGTACATTCCTTGTACGTAGCTAAGTGCTGTATTAAACACCTCTCTTGCTTCTGCGGGATCAAGTCCGAGACCTGCTGTACCCTCCCCGATATCTGTGTTAGTTAAGAGTGGGGTAAGCATATCGAAGATGTTTTGATTGTTTGGTGACATAGCACTAGGTCTACCATTCCAGAAGCCTCCGTCTGTAAACAAGTCCCTTATCATCTCAAATGCAAGAGCTTCACCAGCAACCACGTTGTCTGGTCTTGTATCACCCTGTGGTCTTATGACGTAATTGATTGCATCCTGTGTGATGTCACCTGAAGCAGCAATAGCCGCACTGTGAATAGCTTGAGGAGTATTACCAACTTCAGTGTTTGCATAGTCAATCATAGCATCAACTTGGTTAGACCTGTCGGCATGGTTCATCAAAGCACCCTGCAACTGCAAGAGGTCCTTCAATACTACTTGCTGATCTCTTTGGCCGCCGGCTGACATATCGCTAGCAAGCTCTACAACCTCGTCATAGCTCAAGTCTTCTATGTACGACTCTACCTCTTCAAGGTTACCAGGGTCAACGTTGTTGGCCTCAAGCGCCATTGAAAGCTCTGGGTAAGCTTGTGTAGCAGCATTGAGTCTATCGATAGCTTTGTTGTGCAATGTCTCCTCCCCTTGTCTAAGAAGGTCTGCAGTAACGTTAACATTGTTAGGATCAACTCCCTGCTGCTGAGCGATGGCTGCAACAACATCTTGTGTTGTACCACTAAACACAGGTCGGTTAACCACATCCTGAGTCTGTGCTTGATTTTCAAGCTGCTTGAGCCACAATGGGTTGATCTGGAAGGTGTTCCCTCCACCGTACACACTCTGACCTGTGAAGCGTTCTGCATCTGACTGGTAGTTGTCTACGACACGCTGCTTGTAGATGTTAGCTACAGCCTCACGCATCTGACCCAATCTACCTGATTCTTGCGCAGTCTTCAGGTCTGCAATCTGTGCTTGTATGTTGTCTCTCTTGGTACCTGTTGCACCAGCCATCTCGAGTTCGAGTTCCTGCACTCTACCTTCTATCTGTGTCTGCAGGCTACCAGGCTCCATGTCCCACGTGTTTATCTCAGACTTGAAGTTCAAGTAGGCTTGTACCTCAGGTGATCCCAATGCAGCTTGCACTGCTTGTGATACAGCCTCGCTGTCCTTACCACTGATGGTCTGGCCTTGTGTGGTTCTGATGACAGGTATCTTCATTGTATTACCCTGCTCATCTGTATATGTCTGGAAGTCAAAGCTAGCTGCAGTATACCCACCCTCTTTCATGATAGGTAGAGCATTGACCTGCTTGAGTATCTCTGCATTGATGTCTACCGCTTCAGGGACAGGTTCAGCTTGGTAGTATGAGCTTTGTACAACATACCCGTTCTCATCATACTCTATGCCCTGGTATGGTTGATATTCACCATTCTCGTCCCTGCGAGTGAGACTCCACCCCAACCACTTTTCATAGTCGTCAGGGTTTAGTTTTTGCTGTGCAGCAGTCTTAGCTTTCTCTCTTTCCTCGTAGTTTTTTTTCAAAGGGTTGTAGCCCTGCAAAAACTCTCCTGCATCACGTGCAATGTTTGTACCGTACATCTCGTACCTACCACTCTCTGCGTACTTCTTAGATCTAGCATCTATTGTAGCTCTCAGCTGTGCTGCTTTTTCTACATCACCTGCAAAGTCTGCAGACACCAGCATGTCTGACAATGCATTCTGTGTCAGTGTATCTGCAGCAAAAGCATCTACATATCTTTTACGAAGTATCTCGTTAATCTTTACAGACTGCGGATCTCTGTATACACTTCTATATGGTTTGAACTTGTACGCCATTATCTTCTTCTTTTACGTCTCACTGCTTTCGCTCTGCGAATATAACCACCTGTGTTACCACTTGGTCTTTTTACTCTTCTTCTCACGCGTCCTCCCAGTTGTTTTTCTTCGCTCTCCTCTAGCTTCTCTTCTTGTTGTGCTACAGCTTCCTTAGACTCTTTTTCTGCAATGTCTTGGTTGTTCTGCTCCTTCTTCTCTTGCTTCTTGCGGGCGAAGTATGCATTTATCTGCTCCTCTGTGTAGCCCATGTCTCTGAGCTGCTGTGCTTCGTATATGCCATCAGCCCCAATCTCTCTTGCAAGTCTCTCCTGAGCTCTGTATTCCAAGCTGTCTCCTGCCATACCAGCAAGTCTGTCAGCCATAGCATCAAGTGCACCAAGCTTCTCTTCACGTCTGTCTCTGATCTGCTCACGTGCAAGAGATGCAGCGAACTGACCAGCCTCCAATCCAAGTTCAGCATTGGCTTTGTTTGCCTCAAGCTTCATGCGCTTTTCTTCTGCAGACAGCTCTTTGTTTGCTTTGTTTTCTGCATTTGCAATCTCTCTATCTGCTGCTTGCTTTCTCTCCAACCCTGCAATCATGTTAACCATGCTAGCTGGACCCCCACCGCTGCCTTCAATTGCAGCCATGGTAGAACGGAAGTCATTTGCATTTGCAGAACGCTCAGCATTCAAGTTAACTCTAGGCATGTTAGGTGCCTGCACTGATGCAGCACCTGGGCCTGTTATGTATGCAGGCTGTGACTTAAATGCATAGATGGGTGGTATAAGCTGAGCTCCCATACCAAGCATTGCCAGTGTTGGGATCTCTCTAGTCTTAACGTCTTCGATGTCTCCTGGATCGTCTGGTGTTTTCTCACAGCACTCTTGCTTCTTTGTACCATCTTCACACTCACATCCTGGAGTAGTAATAATCTCCTGCTCTACCTCTGGCATCTCCCTGCGTACTTCCCTAGGTTGTTCGGGCTTTTGCGGTATTGTAGCACTCTGAGTTTGATCACCCCACTTACCGTCTACCTTAATCTTTTGGTTGTCTGGTACACGAGAGTTGTACTCCTCTTGGTACTTTTTTACATCCTGTGTGTCATCTACGTTAAACCCGTCCTCACCGAAGTCGATGTCTTTCACCCAGTGGCTCTCATTCTGCAGTCTACCGTCTACGTCTTTGAGTGTAACGTTAGAGTAAAGGTTATCCCCAGTCTTGAATTGTAGCAGGCCTTCTGACCAGCGAGTCACCTCTTCTCTTCTTTTAGCTGTACCAGACTCGTTGTCTGTTTCTTTAGTTACTTCACCATCTTTGATGTAGAACTTTTCTCCCTCCTTAGCATCTTTGGGGTAGAGTGGGTGGTCAGACCCGATCTCTATTTCGCCCTCACGTATACCTGTTTTAGGCTTTTCTTTTTCTGGTGGGAGTGCATCTCCTTCTTGATACTTGCGTACACCTCCCTCTGCGTACACAGAAGACTCTCCACCAAACTGCATCACCTTAGGGGTTCTACCAGCTTTCTTCTCTTGCATCTGAGCAAGTTTCTGTATGTCTTTCTGGCTAGCACCACCATTCAAGAGTTCTTTATGCCTCTGTGCAAACGTCTTACCACCCAGTTTCAGGTAGTCAGAGAAGATGTAGTCTGTCTTTTTACCGTCTTTTTTCATGTGTACTTTGTCCATTGTTTCCCCACCCTCGACTTCTGTCTGAGGATCGAGCATGATGCCGCCCTGTGAATGTTTCTTGCCTATGAACTCTACAGCTCCGCCCGGCAATGGCTCTGTCTTTCCTCCCTCTAGTTTGGTTCCACCGTATATGTATGACCTGCTGTACTCACCCCCATCACGCATGCCTCGCTGTGCCAGGTATGAGTTTGTGATAGAGCCGACGTCAGCAAATCCTGTCTCACCTGATGTCTCGAACTGCTTTGCTTCTGCAGCCTGTTGTGCAAGCTGAGCTTGTTGTGCAGTACGCATTTGCTTTACAGCTTCCTTACGGTCTTTCTCTTGTTGCTTCTTCGCTTTCTTAGCTCCGAAGATACCACCAGCTACACCTGCCAAAGCTTGCAGTCCTTTACCAAACACAGGTACCTTGGCCAATGCTTGACCCACTTGGCTATCTGCTGCAGACTTAAACCCTGCACCAAACCCTGCACGCTTTGCAGCCTTACGCTCCATTACATTGTTGCGGTATGGATCGGCTACTGCAGCCTTACCAGCCTTCTTTTCTGCATGCTTAGCAGCAAGCTGGGATAATGCATTGACTGCAGTACCCATGCTGACAGCTCCCTTCAGTCCTTCTTTGAGTCCCTTTGCCCCGTCTTCAAATATGCCTTTAACTCCCCCAGCATCTGCAAGCTCATTCTGCTTCTTCATTTTGAAGTTTTGGATGGCTCCTTTGAGTCCACCCATGTTCGTCAAACCTGAAGCTGCATCGGATACAATTGGGGTGCTTCCATCTGAGAAGTCTAGTCCCCCACCCAAGAAGTCAAGTGCTCCACCCTCTTGCTTCTTTCGCACGTTCTCTGCAAAGATTGCTCTCTTTACTAGAGTTGGGTCGTTTGACTTTTTGGCACGGGCAATGCACTCAGCAGTTACCTTTCCTTTGCAGTATTCAGTGAACTTGCCGACAGTGCCCTTCCGCTTCATTCGCCTATTGGCTTTCTGTATCCATTTGTTATCACTCATTATCTGTACGAATTACGGAACTTGGTACCGGCAGAATACAAATATATCAAATTTTTGCTCTCGTTATTGCTGATAAGGCGTACTCCTAAGTAGTGTCCAATGAACTTCTTCTGTTCGTACCACTGCTTTTCCGCGTTTATGTATTCTGGGTTAGGTACCCCCTCATAGGTAAACATAGGAGTGTCCTCCCTAGTTGACTCAACTTTGGTTGTGAGTTTACCTACTACGTTAGGTTCACCTGTATTAATATAGCTATTGGTATTTACTACGACAGCGGCCAAATCTCTGAATGAGTTGATGTACCATATCCCATCCACAAGCCTACAGTTGTTGAGGTAGTTGATTTCTGTAAACTCTCCGGATATCTGCGTAGTGTTGTAGACATAGAATCTGTCAAAGATTGGGAATGTCTGCCTCTTGAACTCTGTTGTATAGTCCTCACTTCTACTCTTTGCATCAGCCCAGTAGTACACGTTGCTGTACAGTTTAGCCATTGCTGGGTTAGCATTGTCAATGAACTCTAGCTCAAAGTTGTACAGTGTATTGTAGAAGTTACCTGGGTTGTCTTCATCGTTGTGCATGTACACACTACCCTTGTACATTGTGTAGTATGTCTGCTCACCCGTAATGAAGATGTCTGGTACGTAGCTGTGTCTGCTGATCCATATCTGCAGGTCAGGTAAGTATGACAATGTCCACCCACTTTGTGTAAAGTACGTAGGGTTACTCAAGCCTATAGGTCCTGATTTCACATTACCCTTGTTGGCTGGGTGGTTTATGTCAGAAGCAATCTCCCTTGCTGTGTCAGAAGGACCAAGCTTGTCTATAGCTGTGTTCTCTCTGAATGCCTCGAGATTACGTCTATGTGTGTATTCTCTCTCGCTCTTGCTGAGCTTAACACCAGTTTTAGAATTGTTCTGCTGTACAGCAAAGAACATGTTGTTCTGTATCTCTATGGTACCGTCTTGCAGCCCATCTATTAGAGTCTGTGTTGGTAGAGGTTCTCGCTTTGTAAGAATGATCCTTTTGAACTTGGGGTCATATCCTACGATAAAGCCCATGGGTACATTCGTATTTGTAGGAGCGTCTGGGTAATACGGGAACTCATGAGCATCCACGTTTATACCGTACCGTTCTATCTCAAACGGTATGTTCTCTCTGAACCAATGGTTCATGTTCCCCATCACTTCTGTGATGCCTTGGGTAAGCATGTGTACTTTTCTGCTTCTACGTGATACATAGAAGTGTCCTACTTCAGTTGTGTATGACGAAAGTCCTGACATAGTACCACCATACCCTATCTCAGATTCCTGTAGCTCGGTTGGTGGTATTGCGAATATGTCACCGCTACCAATGAATGCCTTGACACTACCCAGCTCCAGCTGTTCATTACCCTTAGTTTGGAAGAGAGCTTTCTCTGTATGTACATACAACGTGTCGTTCATGGTGAACATGTCTGTGATGTCACCACGCTTCTTAGGTATGTCAGCGTAATCGTTTGCCAAAAACTCCCTGTACCTGTCAGACAGTGCTCCTGTTGCAGATTTAGATCTGATGATTCTATTTCTGAACTGATCGTTCTCTTCTGTCCCCGCTCTCACTTTAGGGAATGGAACTGCTACCCTCTTATCCTGCACAAAGCTGAAGTGGTCCTCATACAACAACTGGTCTTGCTTTGTGAAGTCTTGTGTTGGGGGTGAGAACAATACCTCTGCTGCTGTATTGAAGTCAAAGAACTTCGTCGCCTGCCCCTTCTCACTGTCCTTCTGGTGCCTGAGTCCTATGTTGTCATCAGACTCTACCATGAACGTAAACAATGACGTGACTGGGTTAGAGTTGCCTTGCTGCCAGTTGTTAGCGTTTAGCAGTGTTTCAGATATGAACGACTCTATTTTGCCGACCTCTGTGCTGTTAGGGAACTCTGGGTATGTTGTATCTGTGATAGTAGTAATGAAATTTCCCTGCCACACACTCATACCACCTGCAGTTCCCCAGTTGGTCAAGAAGTCATTAAGACTCAAGAAGTCTGGTACGTCTTTCTGTCTAGTGTTTTGTATGTATCCCAGGTTAACACCATTAGTTCCTGGGTTACCAATAACTTTGAGAGCATCAGTCGAATTAAGGCCAGAAGCGCCTGAAGGTCCTGCGTCACCCAAAGCACTAGACGCTCTGAACCAAGAATGGCCATAGCTATGAGATGTAGTGCGGAATGCGTACTTAGAAATGTAAGTATCCCCACCATATACTTCTGTTGATTCTGCTCCACTGAAGTATTTTTTCACTGGAGACAAGACCGTGCTACCACCTGCTGAAGTGAAGTCAAGATCATTTATGGCTGCGGTTGTACCAGTCTTCAATGCTGCATAACATGCCCCTTCTGCTAAATTATACTTGTCTTCCCACTCTTTGAACTCTTCATCGATTGAGTAGTAGTAACCAGTCCATACCAGTTCTTGCTTGTCGAATGGTGTATATACATCAGTTTTCAGCGAGCATACATTGATCAGCCAAGCCATAGGATAGCCCCACTCGTAGTCTGCACCAGCTAGAGTGTAGTTCAATCCTTTGAAGTTAGAATTTTCTGTGGTTACACTCGAGCCATATAAGTACACGGCATGGTCAGGGATTGGTCGTACAGGTTTGGGATCTTTACTTGCTTGGAACCAAGCGTCAGGGAACAAGAACTTGTCGTCGTCTCCCCAAGCTGCTATGTTAAATGGTCCGTATTCACCTCCTCCGTCGTCAGATCCATCTCCCAGATACCAAGGGAATCCAGGTATTGCATTACCCTTAAATGGTACGAGTCCTTTCAAGTGAGGCAATCCACTAACTAGCGCCATAACAATTGAACTCTCCCCACCCCTGTTGAAGATGTACTGAGCTCCTTTGAATGAACTAGACTCTGCTGTCTTCAAGTTACGTTGCCCTGGCAGGTATGTTTTGCTACCAGGGTCAAGCATGAATGTAAACTGAGAGTTTCTAGGTGCGCAGTAAGAATCTACAAACTCAAATCCTGCAGGTTTTATTAAAGACCAATCTTTGCCTGCGCTGTTGTACCATATGTTTTGTTGTCCATTCCATCTGTGGTCACCACCCTTGATGATCTCTCGGTGTCTATATATCTGCTCTGGGTGATAGTGTGCACAAGCTACGTATGCCCCACCTCTGTATGAACGGATGCGGTATCTACGAGCACGCAGCTCGGACACGTCGCTGTAATCCTCTATGTCATCTACGTCTTTTTCTTTACCGCGCAGACGTCTGAATGCTCTCTTGAACAAACCACCGGGCTTGTCTTCTTGGTCAGCAGGTGGATTGTCACTACCGTAGGGATTGCTCACATCTTCATCTGCATCGATGAACGTATCAGTCACGTCATAGATCTCACCATCTACGTTGTAGTCGACAGTGTTACCCAACGCTTGTGATATCCATCCCAGTGATGGGAAGGTTGTGAGCTTTTCTTTGTTCTCCTCATCTTCTTTACGAGCCCCAAATACACCAGGCCCGCCCTGGAACTGTCTAAATGCAATAGCCGCCTGGCATTGTATGTGTGTGACTGTGTTAAGAGTTGGTCTCTTACGCAGCATGTTAAAATCGTGGAATGTAAAGACTGGGTTCGCGTAGTAACGGAACATCCTGTCTACAATCGTAGGGCCTGCGTAAGGAAACTGCTCAGCCCTGTTGGGGTTGGGTACTTGTTCCTGTCCCCTTCCTGCAGCATCTGGATTGTTGTCTGTGTGGTAAGCTGCTTTCCACTTTGACGCTACAGCCATAGCGGTCTCCATGTCGCTTCTCAATCCACCAAATGCGTAGAATGCATTGAAGTATGGCCCCTTACGCGCCAGCAGTCTGTTCTGGTTTGGGGAAGATGCATACCTAGGCATAGCTGGTATGGCCAAACTTTGCCCACTAATAAGTCTGTCAGAGTTTGTACGCTTAGCATAATAGATCTTGTACCCTTGTATTTCCTTAAGCATGTGCTTAGGAATCTTCAGGTTCTCCAATTGTATACCAAGTATTCTTACAGTCTCACTGGTTATAAGCTTTTTCTTTACATACGAATCACTGGCAATCTTTTTATCTCTGTGATTGGATATCCATGCTGCTCCCAGGTAATCCAAATTGTTCTGATAGGTTTGTGGTATCCCTGTAGTTGGGTCTTCAAATGCAGCCACAAAACCTCTTTGAGATAGGTTACCTGCATTTTCAAAGAATATCCCACCGTAGTTTCGATCCCAAGCAAGTGGGCCATACTGAATGCCTGTATTGTTACCCGTCAGTATGTCCTCTCCTGCACCTGAGTATTTCACGTATGAAAAGTCAGGGTTGTAGTTAGATGGCATTCTATGATGTCTCACTTTTCTGCCATACAAGCTGTAGTACTTATGGTAGTAGCTATCAAACGAGTATCCGTCTGTATTGCCTGGGCCTATGATGTTTGTTTGTTCTCCTGTATCTCTGTCTACATCTGCGTGCACCCAATCAAAGTTCTCTGGGTATCTTTCACTCTGGTTCTCCCAGAACCCCATGTTCATTTTCAAAGCAGTATAAGCACCATCGTCTCCATGGTTAATTGGGTCACCTCCTGCGAAAGAGGTATTGTAGCTTGTATCAATGACTTGATATATACGTGCTACTTTAGACTGTTCTTTCAATTCAGGGGCGTGGAATCCGTGACTCTTAAGGTGAAGGTTCTCACCTTTGTGAGTGAACCTGTCACTCTCCATGAGGTAGTCTCCCAAACAATCTGTTTCATTGGGGTCTAGTTCGCCCAGCAAAAACTTGTAGTAAGTGTCCGTAGGTACTGGATCTCCATTGCAGAGACCAGAGTTGCTTATGATATTTGCTTGCTGCTGCGTTGTAACCAACGGAACCTCACGTCTTCCTGGTATGTGGTACGCAAAGGTCTCTGTACCGTCTCTAAGTACGAATGATACGTAGAATGCATAGACGTCACCACGTCTAAAGCTCTTACCTCTGTACGAGAATCTGTTGTCTTTATATCCTCTACGTGTAGCCTGAGCGAGATTATAGCTAACTCCGAATTTCCCATCACCGAGTCTTAGCTGTATCTGACCGCTGTCCGGGTATCTCAGGTAGTCTGCAATTGAACTAACGTAGTCTGGGTACATAGAGTCAACAGCATCTATACCTAGGGTAGCAGGGTTTGCGGGAGCACCGTTTTGCTCTGACTGGTAGTAGGTTTGACCTATACCATCAAATCCTGCAGGGTGTTCTTTAACCGCATAGTACGGCATGACCATGGTACCATATCCCTTGTTTAGAGTTATGATGTCATACACCCTTCTATCAAAGCCTTCCACAGCTTTGACTACAGGCTTGATTTTAATGTTAGATGCGTATCTCTGGAACCCTATGTCTTTACGTGAGATCAGGTTACCTAAGTACAGTCTGTCGTTAAGTTGAGTAAGTGTCTTCGCAGTCAAGTACTTTACTTGATCTGCTACAATGTCAAGAAGACTTAATGTGCTTGCATCCTCTCTGCCGCTATATACGATGGTAAATATGCTGCTACTCAGCCCGAAGTTAGAACTGCTTCGTTGTTCAGATGCTTGTCCTGAAGTTTCTACAAACGGTGCTGGAGGGGGCGATGTTCTTCTGTCTGCGACGAAATCTTCAGTATCAATACTTGGATCATTGAACGCTCCGGTAGGAGGAGTGGTGTTACCTACGATGTCAAGTGTATTGATACTATCATATGCATCGTCATCATTTGTGCTCTGGATCTGTATTCTGTCCAGCTTGTACACGTTCTCTGCATTCCCTATGCGCTGTATTACAGCAGGCTGCAGGTACTTGTACTGCACCGTCTTTGGTATGTATACCTCCCAGTGTACGGACTTCGTTGTTGTTGTCCCACCCTGTGCCCCAATAACAATGTCTGCTGGTACTGTTGTATCGGGTTCTGGGATGATGTAAACTGGGTTAGATACCACGAAGTAGTTCGTCTCCACAAAGTCTTCGTCAGCATATGCAAGTGCAAGGTGATATGTGCCTGATCTTACTGCACCACCTTCAAACACATATGCATTCTTGATACGAGAGTGTGTGCCCACTTCAGGGAACAAGCTTAGCTTATCTACAGTGTAGTTGTTCTCCCCATACAAGACCTCGAACGCACTAGCGCCAGGGGCTATGGCAAACCACTGCAGTTGTCTAGTTACATTAAATGTCCTTGGTGGGTTAAAGTCGGATACGTAAGACGCTTCTGTGATCGTCTCATCTATGACGTAGTAGTTGTCCGTGAAGTAAACAATGACATCGTTCTTAGCATCTCTTCTGTACTCACCTATAATAGGATGGGATCTCTTGAAGTTGAGTTTATCGCTGCGGTACAGTACGGTTGTCTCTTTCTTGACTGGGTCAACAAGTATGATCTCGCAGCTTGTATTTTGATTTACCCCAATGCCGAAGATGATCAGCCTTTCTTCGTCAATTGGTATTGCACCAACGACGTCTACGTTCAACGATACGGCAAGCTCATTGCCCCATTCGTTGCTCATAGTGCCTGTCTCTACGCTTACTGTAGCGTTGAGCGCATCTCTGTACGTCCCATCAGGCTGTTCAGCCTTGGACGTATCTTTAGCCATACCTCCAATAAACTTCTTCATGCTATAGAGTTGGTGCTGTAGTTACCTCTGTACAAATTCTCTCTTGTGTTGAGAGTTCCCATCACGTTGTCAAACTCGCTGATACGTGGTACGAGTCTAACCCACTGGTTCATGAACGATTCGTATCTCGCCATGTCTGGGTACTTAGCTTCATTACGAGCCTGTGTACAGTAGAACTTCCACTGCTGGTCTGCGAAGCTGTAATCGATTCCGTTTGTTGATGGATCAAATGATGCACCAAGCAACAGCTTCTTGTATATGTACCAGAACATAGCTTCCTTGAAGCTGATGTCGTCTGGTATCAATGGCCAGCATTCTGTATCTGTTGCAAATGCTGTGTACGACAAGCAGAGCTTACCTGTTCTGAATGACGTCTTGATTCTATCGTTCTCTACGAGGTAACACTCGTTAGACGTAGTGAATTCGTTCACACACTTATCGCAGTGTATGCCTCTAGGGAAGTTAGTTGTGCAGTACTGTATTGGTGTGAGATTACCTACAGTCGGGTTCATGTATGCTGTATATATTACCTGAGCATCTGCAACAAGTTTGTTGAGATCTTTGTCTGTAGTTTTTCTAGTTTTTTCTAGACCGTTTACAGTAGTGTCAAAGGCATTAGCTATTAGTGAAGTAGATTGAGCACTACTAGCGAAGAAGTTTAAACTGGTAGCTATCCCGTCTAGGTAAGGGCCATAGAGATTTCCTAGGTCGCTGTACTCTTTTGTCAGGTCTGTTATCTCTTTTCTTAGATCTGCAATCTTAGCACTAAGAGACTGTTCTTGCTCTGTTTGATTGATCGCAACCTGGTTGATGTAGTATACATCTGGAGGTAGTGTTGCTTTGAAGTCATCTACTTCAATGATGCACCCTTTGCTTTCTACGTGCGCACCAGCACCAATGTGTTCGAGTGCTTCCCCAATCCATTCAACAGCATCGTAGATCCAGTTACCGTCACCAGGGTTCAAGTCACGCATGACTTTCCTGATGATCGCTTTACATGATATAGTCTTATATGTCGCCATGCTTCTTGAATCTTAAGTATGCTAAGTCATCGTTTTTCAGGAGTGATGTTAACTTCTCCTTGTTCCCCTTGATTCCTCGGGTTGGGGTAAACCTGTATGCAGACTTGTTAGATATCTTACATCTAGACTTCTGCCAGTGATATTTGCAGTACCAGGGGTCAGTGTAGTAGATAAACCACTTCTCACCTTCCCCTGATTCTGCGTCGTAGAGCTGCTTACCTTCTGCAAGCAGTTCTTGTTTGTACTTGTTGCTCTCCCACCAGTCTATCGTAGGCTTACTGGGATTGCGCTCTATGCGTCGTATTGACAAGGTGGACAGGTTGCTGCCCATGCTGAACTCCTTACCATCAAGGATCATACTGATGACCTCCATGTTGAACTCTTCACACAGTTGCTTAAACAGTCGTGTTTCGATGGGGTCTTCAATATTCTTTACATAGTCCTTATGTATGTCCTTGATGGTATGCATTATCTAGTTATAGTCTTCTTCTTTCTTTCGTTCCTTCTGTTCATCCTACCGGCAACTCTTTCAGCCCTCTTCTTGCTTACAACTTTGCTTCTGTCTGCAGTGCGTTGGCTTTGAACTTCATACAGTTCTTTGTCTCGCCTTGTTTCTCTGCGCTTGCTGACAACTTGCTTGTTTCTCTTCACATCTACATTGCGGCGCTTTCCTTCGATCGTTCTTCTTTTCTCTCCGCGCTTTGCCATGACCTGCTCTTCTTGATACGGTCCTTCGTCTTTCTTCTTTCTCTTACCACCCAGCAACTTTGTGCTAGTGTTTATTTTCTTTCTCCTCTTGTTGTACCTAGACTCAAGCTTTTTGGCTTTTGCTCTACGCTTGCCTACGCGGCCATCCTGTGGACCTACATCTCTGTTTGTAGTGCGTGTGACGTTCTTCTTGATTTCATAGGTGCCGTCTTCATTTTGAACAACTTCTTTAGTTCTTACTCTACGAGTTTTAACCCTACCTATATTTCTTGGCTTACTGTTGGGGGTTCGTGAAGCCAATGTGGCAGGGCCACCTTCTTGTTTGATCACACCTCTACCCTTGAGGATGTCAGCTCTGGTCACTTTACCGTCACCAGTCAAATCAGGGAATCCACCTTCCTTCTTCTTGGAGTTGCTCATGCTACCAGGTCCTCCTGCCTTAGTGCAGCGTACACCCCAAGCATTTGCATATGCAGACGGATACACATCGAACTTAGATCTAGCTGCTGCTTTACAGGGCCCGCTGATCTTGAATCCACCTTTCTTTTTAAAATCTGGATATTTCATGTCTCTTGTTATTATTCGTATGCTCCGCATCCCCCACCTTGACATCCAGAACCGCTGTTAGATCTTTCTTTTCTACGGTTCCTTCTAGCTGTTCTTCTAGCCTGTGAAGCTGCTTTCACCTTACCTGCAAAGTCTCTAACCTTGTCACGTCTCTTTTGACGTCTACGCTTTCTCTTCGCTTTGTTCTGAAGCTTTTCTCTGTATCTGTCGAGACCAACTTCCCCAGCACCCTGTCTGTCTGACTTCTTTCTTCTAGCACCTACGCGCTTGAATCTTTCAACTTTACGTCCTGTCTGTCTCTCGCTTCTATCGGCTTCTCTTTGTTCCTTCTTGGTACGAGTGCCCTTGATAACTTCAACGTCTATTCTATCCTGCTCTGACTTAGGCAGTTCAAACATACCCCCGTTCTGCATTTTGCCTTCTTTGCGCTTTACTCTTCTGCGAGTACGAAGTCCTTTCTTACCAATTTTATATCTAGGCTTGTCTTTGGTAGACTCGTATCTAGCATCAGGGTTAGGCATGTCTCCTGGAGGGACGCGTCTTTTCCTACGGCGATCTGGAAGTCCGCCTCTTTGTAGTGCACCAGTATCCATACCTGCACCAACAGCTGATGTATCTACACCACCACCAACAGCACCTGTCATTTCAGGCGCAGTTTCAGCCGGTTCTTCGGGTTGGTTCTTTCTGTCCTTGAACTCTTGAAGTCTATCTGCATAGCCTTCTTGTATTTTGTCAGCAAGGCCTGCATTGGCGTTGTTGTTAAATCCTCCAGCAGCACCTGCAGCAAGTCCTTTGAGTCTTTCTTTAAAGCCTTTGCCTTTGTTTGCTCTGAAGCCTTGTATAGCTCCCATGGCTCTACCGACACCAGTTCCAGACAAGAATCCTTTACGTCCTGCCTTTCTCAGTTCCTTACCTGTAAGGCCCTGTTCTTTAGCACGCTTACGTGCACCGGCACGACCTATAAGACCTCCAATGATTTTCTTACTGACACCCTTCTTACGGCGTCCCATTCCTGGTAGTGATGGATATTTCATGTTCTCTTAGTTAGAGAGGGGAGCCGGAGCTCCCCCCCTGTTATTAGACTTTGGGTCTACCCCAGTGTCTAGTCTTTCTTGTATTCGTAGTCTTTCTGCTGCGAGTCCTAATCTTTTTAGCCCTCTTCTTGCCTTTGCTGTGGTCATAATCGTACGCTCCGCATCCACCTGGTCCGCAGCTACCTCCGCTTTGGAATTTAGCTCTACCTCTGACTCTGGTCTTGAAGCCTGTGCTCTTCCTTGTTTTCTTTCTCTTAGGCATCTTTGGTCCTCTGCCGCCATCGTATGCTGCGCAAGGCTGTCCTTTTCTACATCCGCCTCTTTGACGTCTGTCGACCAAACCGCCCTTCAGCATCTCCTCAGTCATTGCGTCCTCTTCAGCTGCTGGATCTGCTCCTGCCATTGGATCGGCTTGAGCTGCCATAGACTGTTGCTGAGCTGCCATACCTTGATCCGCACCCACTCCCTGCATTCCCTGCTGGAAGTTTTGCTTCATGTTCTGGACACCAGCTTTCAAGTTACCGATACCCTGCTTTATCTGACCAGCTCTTACACCAGCTCCTGCTGCTGCACCCGCTGCCATTCTACCGAAGAATCCTTTACCTTGAGCTTTAGCTTCTTGTCTAGCAGCACGACGTGCCATACGTCTTTCCTTACCACCTTTCAATGCAGCTGCACCCAACGCCATACCGAGAAGTGCTTTCTTAGGCTCTCCCCCATTTCTCAAACCTCTGTACGTTGTTGGCTCTGCCTCACCTCTTTTGACTGCTTGCCTAAACTCGTAGTTGTCTCTGATTCTAGCAGACGCCTTCTTCTGACGTACGCCTTTCTTCATCGTTCTTGCAGCGCTCCTAGTCTCTTTCTTGGTATTAGACTCACCAAGCATCTTCATGCCTTTCTTCATGTTAGCCTTACTCTTGGTAAGCTTCTTAGCAGAGCGCTTGATAGCCCCTGGGACTTTACCGAACTTGACTTCTTTAGAGTCTTCGATAAATGATTTTGGGTCTTTCTTTTTAGCTTCGCTCAAGCTTCCACCGGCTTGCATCTTACTTCTGTCTCCATGGGGAGCCGTTCGACGCTTCTTGAGCTCTCTCCAGCGCTTTCTTGTCTCGCGGATTTTCTTGCGATCTTGTCTTCGAGCCTGACGCTTTTCTTTGCCTGGTTCCATGTCTTTGATCATGATGGCACCTGTTGGGCGTTTGCCGCCACGTTGTTTGTAATTCATAATTTCTAATTATTTTTTCCAAGATACCCGCTTAGATGATTGTTTTCTGCGCATACCTGCTTTTGTACATGCGCTCATAGTAGGTCTGCAGGCCGGGTACCCTGTCTTCCTACTTTTCTTTGCTGACGATCTACCACAAGGGACAAACTTACCTGCGGCTTTAGCTGCTTTGCAGTCTACCCAGCCACGGCCCTGGTTACGACCAAACCATTTTTTAAGTCCCTCGCTAGCCATTACGCTTTAGTCCAGTAGCCGTATTCGTAGCTAATTTCGTCAGTTGTGCTGCTTGTTACTCTGATACCTTTGGCTCCTTTTACTGGGAGGAATATTGCTTCTCCCTCAGCCAAGTCTGCAAAGTCTTGAGTGTTCTCTGCTGTGCTTAGGACGAGGACAGGTGTGCCTCCGTCTTTGCTTACGTACTTGATATATACGTATGTGGTATCAGTTACACCTGTACCTAGAATGGTATTTGGTCCTGTAGAACTAGTTACAGTGCCTGAGGCCAAGTTTACTACAGGGGCTTCTATGGTCAGAGAGTCTGTTACAGATATACCAAACCCTGCGGTTGTTGTTGTGGACGACCCCGTAGATGTTAGTGACAGCCTTGATTTAATGTTTCCCATTGTTGTTCGTTATTAGCACCGGCAGTTCCACTTGCGCAGTGACTTATTGATTCTTGAATTAGGATCTCTCTTACCCTTAGATCCTGTTCTCTTTGCTTTCATTCCACACATACGTGAGCAGAATGACTTTCTCCTGGACTTGCGTTTACCTGAGGGGTTAGACTCAGTTACTGGAGCAGCAAGTTTGCTCCCCGGGTTAGCAGCTCTGTAGGATGCCCTACCTTTTGCATTGAGACCTCCGCTTGGGTTTTTACCAGCTTTCCTAGTCCAAGCAGCTCCTCTCTGATACTGTCTTTTATTTTTACTGAAGTATGTCATAGCCCTAGGTCTTCTGCGGTTACTACTTCAGTCCAGTCTGTACCAGCTAAGATCGCTGTGATCTGAGAGTACGTGTATGTTGTCTTGCCTGAGAAAAAGTCAGGTAGTGGAGTCTGGTACTTGATGACAGCTTGTGTACCATCAAGTGAGTACCTCAACACAGTCTTGTCTGTGTAGGGTAGCTGATCAAAGTCAATTGTAGAATTGACGTCATCCAACTCTGTCTTCGGTATGATTACAAACTTCTTCATCACGGTGGAGTTGGGGTGGTTACAAATGCTGGATCACCTTCTGTTGTTGCAACTGTTGCCAAACTTCCTGAGTTTGTGAGATCGTTGTTAAGTCTGTACCAGTTTTGCAGAAATGCAGATGACGTGTAGTCTCCACTATCTGAGCTGATGTCGAACGTCTCTCCGCTGTTGTACAAAGCTGTGACTTCTGCTGCACTCAGTTGTGTTGTCCATGTAGCTATCTCATCAAACGTACCAGTTGCATGTCCTGAGTAAGCACCGTTCGATCCTTGATACGCACCGAATGGCATATTAAATGGGACTCCAACAAGCGTTGCTTCTTGTACTGTACCTGTAGACGCGCTTGTGCTGATCTTTTCTACCCCGTCTACGTACAACTTAAACGTACCGTTAGTACTTGCCCCACCCTTTCTTAGTGTTACTACAAAATGCACATAGTCTGATGTGCTAGGGGTACCTGCTGCTGCTAACCCTGAGTATGCAACACCTCCTAGTTTAATATTTGTTTGCCAGTATACTGCTCCAATGTTCAGCGATCTTACAAATACTGCAGTAGTGTTAGCACCTGTAGTGGTGTCAAAGCCCATCAAGTAAAATGTCTGCCAAGAAGACACTTTAACCCAGAATGAGATAGAGAAATCACTTCTCATCAAGGTCTGCAAGGCACCAGATTTATAGGTCTTAATCACATCACCTGTCCCATCTAAGTCTATGGCATGCGTATTAGAGTAGGGAGCAACTCTCTCTACACTACCTGCATCTACTATAGCAGCACCTGGACTTATATTTAGGCTGAGACCAAGCATTACTCACACTTCCTGTATGCTATGATAGCTCCACCTGTAAGTTGAAGTGAGCTGAAGTTTCCGAATATTGTCACTCCTTTAGGCAGAGTAGTGTCTGTATCCAGATCGTCTATGTTAGAAACGACTCCGCTTGCATCAAGTTGGGTGCTGTCTGCGATTACAGTAAAAGCTACAAACCTACCTGTAACAATGGTTGCACCATCTATAAGAACGCCTCCGCATTCACCTGTCCTTGCCTGTCGGTCAATGGAGCTCAGCAGTCTTTCTTCGTTTGTTGTATATGCCATGATTATTGTCCTTGTTGTTTATCGTTAACGGTGTCGTTTATACTATTTGTTAGCATAGCGAATTCACCTTGTACCAAACCTTGTGTTATAGCGCTAACCATATCTAAAGGTAATGGGTATGCCATCTGGTCGTCATAACAATAATCGTTTTCACATGTAGCAAATTTCCCTACTTCTTCGGGATCTTCGAACACGCCTCTAACGTTTATCTTTTCCATACCGTTAGGTTCGTAGACGTAAATATACTCATCAATGACGTAATAACGTGTAAGTCTAGATGTATATTTATCGTATGGAATCCATTCCAGTTCGTAGGGTTCCATCTTAGGTATGGTGTCTGCACCGTTTACTTTACCTATGAATGTAAAAGCATCAGTGAGATTGAACCTAACAGTCTTAGGCATTCTCCTGTTGGTTCGATATATGGTACATCCTGTAGGTACTGCAGGACCTATGGTTCCTTCGCAGCATCTAGCCCAGTTGACTCTTTCTAGGTCTATGCATCCCAGGTCTTGTTCTATGGTTTTAGAGACGTACCCATTCCGTGAGTAGTCTCTACGTATCATCATAGCCCTGTAATGCTGGATGTTGAACTTTATCTGATCGATAGATATAAGTTCATCGTTACTGCTCCTGCCGCCCCTAAGCAGGTTCAGTATGTTATATGCCATTTCGTCAAGAGTCATCGTACTTCTTTTTAACGTGCACTAGCTCAGCACACTTTTCGTATTCTTCGTTGTCTTCAAAGTATTGTATGATGTCGTCTACAATCATGCGAAATGTCTCAGGCGCAGAGGGGTCAAAGGGCAGGAAGATCATGTCGTCTGCTTTGTCCAAAAGCTCACGCACAGTCATCCCACCCGTAGCTATCGAATATGCATTTCGATAAGCCTCGTCAAGTATCTGTATCTCCTCTTCTAATGAGGAAATATTCTCTTCTTCGTCTCTGTCTTCAAACTCTAACATTTGCCTGTAAATAGCCCTCAAGTCCTGTGGACTTATTCCATATATATGCTTGCCCTGTTCTTTTAGCTTCATACCCCATTTGCTTATGCCATTCATCGTTAGGACAAATAGAAGGTATGAACCGTACTTTGATACCTCTGTACTCATTTACCATTTCTTTGTGGAGATGCCCGCAGTGCACTTCTCGGTGTTCTGTACGTGCAAACATCTCTGGTTTTTCAGTTGCCATTATTAGTGGCATGTCTGCAGGTTTCTCCTTATCACCATGTGTGAACATGATCATGTTCGTGCCATACTCGTAGTACTTGCGTGAATCATAGTCATTGTCCACGGTGACATTGGCATCATTTCTATACCATCCTGCTAACACATCTCCTGCATAGAACATGCGTTCGTAGTCATGGTTACCTGATACAACGATTACATCTACCGGTGCTCTTTGCTTAAGGAAGTCGATCGCAGTAGTCATCAGTTGCCAGTAACCTCTAAAGGTATCCTTCCACCCAGCAGAGTCCTGCTGTGGTGTCCCTTTGGTTGTAGTACCTCTCATACCCTCAGAGTTCATACCGTCATTACCGATGGGAAGTATGAATCTTTCTATATCAAGTCCCGCCGCTTTTCTCCAGAGTTCTTCCACCACCTTCATGTACTGCTTCTCAACCTGATCAAGTGTCAGGCTATGAAGCTTTCCGTAGTGGATGTCGGGCAATGAGATCTCGTACGCTACTGGCTCAAGAGCAGGCTTGTAGTCTACTCTGTTAACCTTGGGGCTGTACTTAGCTGCAAAGCTTTCTATCTCATCTTTGATTGCTTCGACGCTCATTGAGTCACCCTTTGTGACTACAGAGAATCTCTGCTGTCCTGACACAGTCTGCCAGAACTTTACACTAGAAACGTCGGACGGGCTGATGCCGTTCTTGTCAAGGAACTGTTCGAACTCACTAATGACACTCTCGTTATCATTCGTGTTTTCTTCATTACGTGCCAGCTTCCTGGCTTCGTACAACGCTGTCTCACAATCTTCGATAGGGCAATTAAGTCTCTCAGATAGTACGTCAGCGCTTTTCTTAAGGTATCCTCGCCTCTCGGCGATGAAGTCTTTGATTTCGTTTACAGTCATGTGTTTGGTTTACGACTCTTTTCAATTGTTCTACCTGCGAAGTATGCACCGAATGCAGTAAGCATAAGTATCTCGAGCAGAGATACATAGCTGTCCTTTACATTGAAAGGCCATGCGTCCATGGAGTCTGCTATCATTGTAGCCATGAACATCACCATCAAACAGATCAGTGTGACGGGTCTGATGTACTTCGCAAGCTTTACATCGCTACCCATGTCGGCTTTCCACCGCTCAGTAACGTTGTTTTGAAATGCTATCTCAGCATCTATCTTAGCCTTTGCTTCGGCTGGATCAATCCCTGGCTCTTTGTCCAAGAGATTCTTTACGACACCAAGTGCACCTTGGTCAGGGAGTAGGTCACCTACTGTACTAAGTACGTTAGGTGCCTTCTCCTTTAACCATTTGCCAAGGCCGGTATCTTTTATTTTTTTACGCTCACTCATTTTGCTGCTCCAGCTAGAACTTCAAGACGAATGCCGTTTGAATCATTACCGTAGAGCTTAAGATCATCTCCTGTCTCAGTTCTCCAGGGGAACAGTGTAAACTGCCCAGGGCCGAGTCTCATGATCTGTTGGCTGCCTATGATTACATACAAGTACTTGCCAGTAGCTGTAGCCCGGTTCTTAAGAAAAACCAGAACGTTCTTATCTGCTCCGTAGGTAGATACTTGCAACATTGTCTCAGCAGCACCACTAGTGGTTGCCGTAATGCTACGTATGTATCTGTCTACGTCCGAGTCTAGCGTATATGCTTTATCGTTCCTAGACGCAAAAGCGTTAGTGAATATGTTCTTAGACTGCAGCTGCAGCGTTGTATTAATCGAGGCCATCAGTAATTATTTGTAGTATTTTTTCTACCTGCTCTCCTGTAATGTCATCAGGAAGCTGGTCTTCTCTTACGGGGTGAAGCTGGAGAGTAACGCTTTCATCAAGCATGTCCTCAACCTTTTTCATTTGGTCCTTGCGCTCTTCGATCAAGTCCTTGTTGTCTTCCTCCAACTGGTCCATAGCTTCTTTGTCTTGTGCTTCGACGAGATCTCTCATCTGGATAGACACAGTTTGGAAAGCCGGTGAGGGAACAGCTGCCTGTTCAATTGGGTTAAGGATGTGACGAATCTCCTTCATGTTCTTGCCGACAAGCATAGCGAAGCGAGAGCCTTTAATGTCCTTAACTCCTTCCAGTCCTCTGTACAAGTTGAGGAGTTCACGGTTAGTACCTTCAAAATTGATCATAATGTTTGGGTTATAGGTTTATATGCAAATTTACACAGAATTAGTTTATAACTAGGAAGTTGACTCTCATAACTCCTGCAGTTGTACCAGAGTTTTCTTGGTTGTGCAGGAGTATAGTGAATGTACCTGTACCTTGGTTACCTAGAGATACTGAGTATCTAGCGTTAGCTGTCCCAGTCTTATCGAACAAGGTCAGTAGTATGAGTGAGTTTGCAGTTACTAAGCTGTTGCTTACATCAAAGGATGCGGTCGCGTCCCCTGCCAAAGTACAGGTGCTGCAAAGTGTTATCTTACCACTTGTAGTATTGAGAGTTACCCCATCTACAAACCCTGCTGTAGCTCCTTGAGTCACTGATCCCATACCTGTATGTATGATTCCGTGATCAGCGGCTGTGAGGGTTATGTCCCCGTCCGCAACTGTGAGGTCACCTGAAGTGATGTTAACTTGACCACCCGCGACTCTGAGACTACCGTTGTTTACAGTAACGTTTTGAGACTCGTCTACGGTAAGTGCATCAGTATCTGCTGTACGAATCTTTACGCTGCCATCTGTACCACTACCAGCTTTACGGCCTCCGTTAATTGTCAGTGCGCCCCCACTACCGTTAGTATCACCGTCTCCAGCTTTGATTGTGACGTCTCCGCCTGCGTTACCTGTACCAGATGCACTTGCGCCTTGTATTGTAAAGTTGGATGTCGCTCCAGTGATGGTGTTCTTTACCGACAGGGTTTGGCTGTTACTGCCTGTGGTACCCAGAGAAATGTTGTTGGCTACGTTGAGGTCAGATGTGAAGTAAGCTGTAGGGGTAGCACTACCTATGAAGACTTTACCTGATGTGTCTATGTTAATGCCTTCGTTGGTTACGTCGTTGCTTATCCAACCACTGCCCATCCCCAGGTTGTTGTCGTCAAAGTCTACGTTGGCTGTTATACTACCAATGCTGGAAGATATCTCTATCGCACCTGCAGTATTGTTTATTGACACATTTGTGCCGGCAGTCAATGTAGACCATGCAGGCTTACCTGTAGTCTCATTGTGTATGAGAACCTGACCGTTTGCTGTAGGTGTGACTTGCTGTATGTCATTTGTGTCGTTACCAAACAACACCCCACCTTTTACAATAGAGGACAACCCTGTACCACCGTTTGCTTCTGGAAGAATACCAGCTACATCTGTAGTAAGGGTAACTGTAGTCAGGTACTCATTGGTAGTGTTCCTAAAGTTGCTGAGGTCGTAGTTAGAGGGGTCCCACGCCAAGAGGATGTTACCCTTCGTAGTGTCGTTGGCGTCTGTTTCTTCAACAATCTGTATGGGGCAGTTTGCATTGTTGTGCTCTCCGGCACTTGGCATTGATATGCTCCCGTCAAAGTCTACTCTAAATCCTTTGAAGATGAGTGTATTGTTGTCTATACCTGTAGTGGTATCTGCGCTACCTCCTCCCACGAACAGCTTTGAAGAGTTTCCTATATTAACCAAGGACGTGCTGTTTGCACCGTTGTTATGTGCAAGCGTTCCGTTGTTCAGTTTAGGGAACACGTCTGTAATAGGCAGCTGGAATGATCTACCCGTACTTCCATTGGACAGGAGCAGTACGTCGTCAGCCGTAGTTTCCCTTTTAGATTTTACCGGTAGTGATGTAAGTCTTTTAGCCATTTTAGAATATTATTTCGTTCCCGTCTTCGTCTTGGAATCCTATGGATGAATTACCACCAAAGTCCTGGGTTCTGTTGTTAGGACCAATGCCCTGTCCTTCGTTACTTTCATAGATGCCTGAGTTTGCAAGTGGATCTATCTCACAGTTGTCGCAGTATCTCTTGATGAAATCCACGAATGTCTGGAAGTAGTTCTCTGGGTTGCCCCCGCTTTGGAACTTGACGTTGATGCACGCTTCCCACACTCTTTGCTTTTTGTCTGCTGTTACTCCTGGGAGTGTCATTCCAGGAGACCAATCTGACTTTGCAGTGTAGTAGCTTGACGTACTCACTCCGTTCACGACCCTCGTGTACTTGACTGTAGTTCCTTTTCTGTAGTTGCTACTTGCAGCGAATCTTTGATATCTGCCTGCAGCCCACCTTGCTTTACAGTCGATCTCTTTCATTCTATTGCTGAAGCCTCTAACCTTACCGTTTCTCTTGACCCCGGCTTCATAGTTATCGCAGTCAAACAAACAATCAAGGTTGTTCTTTGAGCCTTCGATGAACAAGTATGCAATAAGAGCAAGCTTGGTTGTATCTACGTCATCCAGGTGTATGCCTGCTTTGAGTCGGAACATGTACTTAAGTGCATCTCCGCTGGCGCAGGACATCAGTACCTGAGTCAACCAGTCTTTGTCGTACTCTTCATTTAGAGCTGCTTCCTCGAATATCGGGTTGCATACAATTGTAGTAGTTGTGAACGTTTCGATGGGCTCACACTCATTGTTTGCTACACTCTGCTCGCATGGTTGTTGTCCAGGGTTGCACAACTCTGGATTTAGCAAACACTCTGGATTACAATCGTTGCCTACACAAGGACAGTCACCGGTCTCTAGGCAGTTCACGATAGGTGGATTTACACAGTCCGGGTTGTTCGGGTCTGGGCAGGGATCTTCGACGCAGCCCTCTCCTGTTGGGTCATCTTCACAATCTGTACATCCTGCACCATTACAAGCGTAAGTGCACTGGCCGTTGTCTGCATTTTCCCCTCTACACTCAGGGTCGTAGTTAGTCGCACTTTGATCCGCGCAGCACTTACCTCCTCCCTCGCAATCTCTGAGGCTTGCACTGAATCCTCTACTTCCTGCTGTTAGTGTTTCATCTGCACGTTTGTCGCATAGAAGACACTCTGGGTGTGTTGGGTACAAGTCGCAGAAGTCACATGTAGTGCAGTACACACAAGTGCCATCGTCAATTGTTGCGTCTGGGTCGTAGTTCTCGGCCCCAGGGTCAGTGCAACCTGCTACGTTGTCTGGACAGTCATCCGGGTTTGTAAACTGGTTACAAGGTTGAGGACAGTCATCTGTGTTCGTTATCATGTCAATGACATGATAAGTTTGCTCATCTGCGAACTGACCAAACTCTGCAATACAGTCTTCAAGTCCCCCGAAGTTTTCACCAACAGCTGTTGCGTCGATGTGGGGTACTACAAACAGAAGGTATTGACCCCCAGTTAAGTCGTTGGTTGGTCCAAAGAGCGCACCTAACGGAACATTTATTTCATATTCAGAACCCGCTAAACTTTCCCCTATACCAAATGGGTCACCGTTTGTTATAGGTGTGGTAGTCATATCCCCAACTCCTATGAAGGCTGCAGCAGTATTACTCATAGTCAGGAATTCTCCTTCTCCTAGGCCTTGTATAGCGGTTACGTTGTTGTCGTAGAAGACCATGGCCTCACCAACAACGTTGATGTTTCCTCCGCTTACGTAGGCTACGAACAGTACAAAGTTTCCTTCGTTAGCTCCAAGTGCTCCTGTTGGGCTTGATACCGAGTAGTCTTGGACTGTGACAGTCATACTGCCATCGTAGTTCGGGTCGTAGTAATAGTACGGCTCTCCTCCATCACTGGGCTCTGCTACGTAAACGCAATCTGAGCTTGCTCTGGTTGACTCTACGTCCGTTATGAATATAGAGTTAAGTGCATCATTGAATATTTCTTCGCATGGTATGTACTCGCAGGAACCATCATCGGAGTTTGCATCCGGGTTGAAGTTCACCGCTGTCTCGTCCATACATCCCTCTACCAAGTCTACGCAGTCTTCTGAAGTTGACACGTATGAGATAAGTTCTGCGGGGCAGATTACTGATGTTGGGTTACCGTCATCGTCTACTATGTAATCTACTACATCCAGCAGACTTACAAACTGGCCGCTGTTATCTATAAGTCCAGTTGCTTGAAGTGTAACTCCTATCACAGCCTCACCCACAGATCCGTTGTTATCCTGATCGAAGTCAAAAGGACCTGCATTTATAACAGCATTTGCTCCCTGGAATGTGCTGATCACTGACTGTGTTATAGCTATCTCTGGATTAGGTACGTAGAGACCGTTTTCTACTATGTGAGAAACTACTGTCTGTTCAAGAATACCATCTACAGTTATCTCAACTATGTAATAGAATGCAAATCCTGTCTGCGGTTCAATGAGTTGATATGCATCTCCTAGAGTTCCACCTTGTCCTGGGTCTGACTGTACAAAGAATCCATCGATAAGAATGCTGAAATTAGCTTCTCCGTACACATTTCCATTCTCGTCTGGTCCGACGCAGTCTGTAGCTATTTCTGTAAGACACCAAGAGTAGAAGTTGCCGCAAGTTACACTTTCGTCCTCTCCTTGGAACTCACATATTCTTGAGTTGAGCAATCCTGTAGATATACCATCCTCAGATGTTACACAGAAGTTAGGTGTAAATACACCGGAGCCATCTGCGAGGAATGTATTAAATTGGTCTGTTGGGGTGTTTACTCCAGGGTAGAAACTTACTCCATCCCATGGAGTTCCTTGCCACGGAGCATTGTCTGCTCCTGCATAGTTTCCTGCGGAAGTTGATGTTGGATCAGTACATTCACAGTATTCCACGAAGAAGTGGTAGGCCATGTAGTAGAACTGCTTCTGACCGCAAGTCTGTAGTGGTTGGAATCTAAGTACAGCTACATATTCTCTTCCTGCTTCTAGCCCTATGTCTGTTACTGTACTTGCATCATCGGGATCAAAGTTTCTAAAGTAGAATGAACTAGCATCACCAGTGTACTGGTTTGCTAGTGTTGCTACCTCATCGAAACTTTCCAACCCAACTCCAGAGAAGTTCCCAAATATATCATAGTACACATTTGTTTGTGCAAATGTTGATCCGTCTCCATTGCTTTCTACCGCCCAACCATTACCGAACGTGTTAGCGGGCACAGTTCTGTTCTGCCAGTCGTCGTACGTATATATCTGACATACCCACCTAGAAGCAAGCTCAGAAGTAATCATATCGTTTAGTGCAACCTGATACCCACCACTATAGCTATCGTTGCCTAATTGCTGTTGAGAGCCTTGGTCAGATGCAGGTACAAGACGGTCAAGCAAAGCATCATGCCTCATAGCGAAGTATGTAAAGGCTGTATTAGGTCCTCCTCCTGATCCGCTTGTTAACGCGTTCTCTGAAGTGTTTACTGCATTAAACAAGTTACCATCCTGCCAGTCATAAATATCTGGGCTTGACGTTGGTACGTCAGCCAGTCCCCCTCCAACATTTCCTATATATGTAGCGGGGGCTGTTCCGTATAGTCCGTTTGCGCTAACACTGTCTACGTTTCCAGGAGTTGTATTTATAAGAAGTGGAAGTGCTTGCACAAAGTGTAAGGCATTTGCATCCGAGTCTAAGGCAGTTTCGCAGAAGTAACAACTGCCGTCATCCACGTTGGCGTTAGGATTGAAGTTCACTGCGTTTTCATCAGTGCACCCTTTAATAGAATTATCTGGATCTCCGTCGCCGTCGTTATCTTCAAATCCTGTGTCAATAGTGTGATCTCCTATTACAACAAACTTCCTATTTCTGTATGGGGGTTTGTCTTTGGATACGTCGCTGCACTCTGTAGTAATACCTAACGACAGTATAGAACATTCTACCTCTGTGTTTTCCCAGCTCTGTGTCCATCCCAAGTCTACATGAGCTCTTTTAGGATCGGTTCCTGCTATTGCTAGGCTTCCTGCTGAGAACAACAGCATATGTCTGTGAGGTTCATCATCACTTGAGGCAGCACTGTTATATCCGGCTCCACCTATCGTGGCAAATACTCTTGCTTCATCTGCTGAGTCATGAACAAAGAACTGCAGGTCTTGATCTATGTATGGATCTCTGCCGGGAAAATACTTGTATGTAAAAGTATTAGTATCAGCTAAGACATCCGTTGGATCAGCCAAACTGAGGCCCAAGAACTCTGTTTGGAAGATGTCACCGTACCCATTAAATCCTAGGCCAAACTCAGAGAGAAGGACTGTCTGAGTGGAGTTGGTTGTTGTTCTGTACTCTACAGAGGTTGCAGCGGCGAGCGTTCCGTCAGCGAGGTAGTTTAAGGCGTAGCCGTTATCTACATTGGCGTTTCCTGTTACTGAGAAGTATGAGTTTACGTACAGCAGTGATGGAAAGGCATCTGCACCACCTGTCCCCGTTTCTGAGTACTGATCAGTTACAACGTTTCTAGGATATATGACTACTGTTTCAAACCTTTTGCTGTCAGGGCTAGTGCCCTTTCCGACTTCGCCTACAGGTAGTGACTCTACAACATTTCTACATCCGCACCGGTCATAGTCTAGTTCCTCGTTACATAGAGACAAGTTTCTGAATCTAACTAAGCTTGTTTCGTTTTCGTCCCCTAAAACAGCCCACGTTGCTTCAGAATTTTTATCTGTGCAGAAAGTTGAGTTTACACCATTAATGCCGTTGGCAGCTATAGCGTATGTGGGAGGTAGTGTTGAACTGCCCCCTCCGGAAGTAACGTTAACTCGGTACTTAACTCGGTGTAGGGTGTCTCCAGCTCCCTGCTCTGTTATTGGAGAAAACCCATAAACGTCAGTAAAAGTTGGTATGTCTGAAGTAGCCCAAGGCGCATAATCGTCATTACTAATCGCTATAGCTTGAGGAGACTCTGCGTATACAAATGCTGTATAAGTGAAGAGCACAGAACTTGACAAGTTCTGACTGTTAACAGCGGCTGATGCTACTGTGGGCCACCCAGAAGTTAACCCTGTAGATGCTGGCGTAAAGCCGGCTTCTCCTCCTCCTATGTTAGCTCCTATGGTTCTTGAGGCGTTGTAAAAGGTTTGGTGTATTCTGGTTGCATGGTACACACCAGAGAACAATTTATCATATGCTGGAACCAGTTCTTGGTTCTCCGAGGTAGAAATATAGTTTTGGAAACTGTGCGCTGACGTGTTGTCTGGGTCAGCCCCCATGTAAAATGCATTTGATATAAAGTCCTGCCACCCTATATTTCCGATAAGTACTGCGTTTAAAGCCTCAAGACGCATATACTGACTGCCTCCTAGAGCTGTCTGGTTAGAGGCATCAGGATTGCCTGACGCTTCATTGTATGATGATTGAAAAGCCCAACTAGCATACCAAGCCCAAATGTTTACGTCATTTGAGTTGATTGCACTACCTACACCATTTGTAATGTTGTAGTTAGTAGTTGAGTTTATGGTGAAGTTAGTGTTCTCCCACTTATAGAAAGTAACATAGTGCATAAACTCAGACTGAGCATGCGGGTAGTAAGGACTTCTGTAGATACCTCTGTCTGGGTGTACTCTCAGATTCTCACACCTAGCGTTGGATCTGGTTGCTGAGTCATCATACCCGTAGGTATCTCCTAGTTCATATCCTTGGTTTGGTATGCCTAGACCTGTAGGTAGGAAATCACCACCCACGGTCTGTGGTAGGTAAGACCCACCTATAGAAGACGCACCGTATTTTGTATCTCCGTAACTAGGTCCTACTACGTACTTCCAGGCATAGAGTCCATAATTTATATATCCATGGGTTTCCCCTATGTTTAGTTGTGGTCCGTGGAATTCAAGCAAGCTGAATTGATCGCCCTTACGCTGGCTTCTGTAAGTACTAGTACGTCTGTCTATTCTCTGCTGAGATTGAGGATCAACCATGTCCATCCTGTCCCTTGTCAGGTCCAGTTTTCTAAAATCTGGTTTTGAGTTCCTGCCGTATACGGCGTTTCTAAGAAAGTGTATTTGTCCGGGGGCAGTTATTGCTTCAGGGGGAAGATCAAACGCTGACCGCTGGTGCTTAGGCTGAGCTGGGGCTAGTCTACTAGCTGAACCGGGAGTACCGTTGAGCCACTTTGTTTTTGTCCTTACCGAGTTCCACTGTATACCATCGTTAGCAGTTCCTAGATCTTGAACCTTCACTGTTGCCCCTATGTTACTGCTGTCAGCCCCAGTTAAGAATCTGGCTACGTCAACTGTGGGGTTTTGGTGTGCTTTATCGCCAGTTGATGCTGGCACTCCAGCAAGAACGAATGGTACTTGCCTCTTATTTACAGCTACCCCTAAGTCACTTCTGCCCCCTTGTAGCAGCAAACACCCTTCTAGTATAACTATATCACCGGGCTGGACTTGATCAAAAAGCTTTTCAAGCAGATATACTTTTACTGCCAGGTGCCCATCTGTAAGATATCTGAACTCTGTCCGCTCGATGTACTCTGCTAGTGTGTTTCCTGTTATAGTAACTAGAGTTAGGTCATCTGACTTTATTTTAATAGACGTGGGCTGCACACCTACCAGCTCTCTTATAGGCTTATTAAGCAGACCGTTCTCAAAGTTTCCCTGAAGGCCGTCACCTCCGTTAGCGCCCCCGTACAGCAAAAGATCTGCAGAAGTCCACCCCTCGTAAGCTAACTCTTCGCTTGAGAGATACCGTATTTCTGAGGGAGAATGCGCGGAATTGTGTATGAATATATCAAATGCGCTAGCGGCATGAGCCTCTACGAACGTAAATACGGGTAGATCTCTGCCCCCCTCTCTTGTAGAAAATCCAAGTACTCTAGCCATGGGTAAGGTTTAGCAGCCGCAAGCACAACGCTCTTGGCAAAATTCTTTTGCTTTGCGATACATGTCGTTAGCGTCGGTTTGTCTACCGTTTGTTGCAGCAAAGACAGCAGCTTGTAGCAGGAGATAAATCTTCTCCGCAAGCTTGAGATCTTCCTTGCACTTATCGCACTTACATGTGCAATGTATTGCGTCATGCACCAGCTTAGCGATGCAGCACTGTATGTCGGCTGTACCTACTGAGTACTCAACTGTTTTATTACCTCTACCATCGTCTATGGTTGTCTTCAATACCCCGCTTGAGTTCATAGTAAGCGCAGTAACAACCTTACCCTTCTTGGTGCGGGCTCTCTGAGAGACGGTGTCTCCGGTGAATAGGTTTTCTACAGTTACGGTGTAGTTAGTTCCCCTAGCTGCTCCAGGAGATGCTACCAAAACTCTTTTGCCTGAGTATACAGATCTTGTTGCCATGATGATAAGTAATAAAGGGGGACACCCTATGTGCCCCCCATATTAGATTAGCTCCAAACGAAACGCTTCGCAGTACGAACAGTAACTTGGAACAAAGTGTCAATTACTGAGTTAGAGCCGTCAGCAAGGAGTGCCGTGCCAGACGAACCTACGTAGATACGAACACTGTTTGTCTGACCTGCAGGAGCAATTCCTGCACCAACTGGCCAGTTAGGAGTGTTGTAGTTGATGTCGATGACATCGTATGCAAAACCAGACTGAGTAAACGTAGTCTGATCAGTTGGGAAGTACATACGGTTGAAGTTTCCGTACTTACCTCTAGTACCCTTCTCATCAGAGATAGCCTGCCAGTCGTTACCAGCACCAATAACCAAGTTAGCCTTGGTGTTAGTCAAAGTGCTGTCTACTGCACCAGTGTCGCTGAGGGTGATCATAATGTCAAGATCAACACCAGCATGGCGAGCAGTGTAGGTGTCACCAGACGTAGTAGTCGTAGTAACATTAATCAACTTGCTCAAAATGCCGTGAGCATCAACTTTTTCCTCAAGCTTAGCACAGAAGCCAGCAAGGTTATCAGTAGCCAACTCAGAGTTCAGCACCTCAATGTTGAAGACCTTGTGGTTTGTGGTATTGAAAGCTGCGAGTGGGAACTCTTTGCTTTCACCACTCAAGTCAGTCATCGTCAGGTCCTCGTTGTTTACGAAGTACTCGTAAGCAGTAGGGGTAGTTCTGATGACAAACTTGACCAGTCTGTCTTTACTAGTAGCCATTGTGTTGTCAGTGATGGTGTGCTTAGCACCTACAGAAGCAGTGTGGGGCGTGTATTGAATGCTCTTGATGTTAGCCGTAGGGATAACAGGAGTAGCAATTGGGTTTCCGCTAGGCATACCCTGAGCAAACTGCAAGTGGCTGTAGTGCCATGCTGGATTGACCGAAGTCAGAGCACTCACCTCAGTCACTACGAGTTCGTCAGCCACTTGGATACCGTCAGCAGGGTCATCTGCATCTGTACCAACAATGTTCACGTTAGTAGTAGAGTACAACTGATTTGCAGTAATCCAAGCTTGTCCGTATGAATCCCAAATACCACACTCGTGGTTGGCAGCGGTAGTGCTACCTACAATAGATCCGAAATTGGTGGTCGCGCCCGGGATGAGCTGACCATCGTTGCAGATAAAAGTCTGCGAAAGATTAGAAGCCATGGTAATAAAGTTTTATGGCGTTCAACAAAAATTACTCGCTCTCCAGGACCTCCCCAGATTGCGTTTGATATCTTGGAGACTCGAATGACTCCAGGATGCTTTTAACTGTCATCTCCACAATCTCGTGATGAGTGTGCTCTGCCAGCTCGCAGCCTATGCCCTCAGCTAAGTTGACATTTACAGGTCTGCGTAAATACTTTATAGTTACGTTGAGAGGTATCGTATGTACGTCAGAGTACAAATCTACGAAATTTTCTTGCATCGTGTACATGATGTTGTCCGTTTTTGCAGTGTTAAACGGATCGTCAAGCAATGCAAATATGTCATCGTGTTGGACTGCCTTACAAAGTTGCCTGCTTATCTTAGTGTGGTTTTGACTTAGGTCAGCTTTTCTATTTACTTTGTATGACACTTCAGGGGATTCAAAGATTTTTCTCTCTATTCCACCGTCCTTTAGTGGTGCATATGCAGGTGCGTACTTTATCAACCCATATATACCATCATATATCCCATCTGTAGAGTTCTGAACTTGGTGTGGCTTTGCCAACCCACTCCCGTCAGAAAGTTTTCTTACTGGGTAGCTTAGGTATATTTCGTTACCATCTGCGTGGGGAGAGTCTGAAGTTATAGAGCTGGAGAACATGTCAGCCAAACCATCTTGGTAAGATCTTCCAGGCACATAGCCTTCAGCCCACATCAGTGGATTTAACAGTTCCTCTAAGCTAGTTCTGCTTCCAATCGTGCTCCATATAACTTCTAACTCCCCAAAAACGTTAGCTACTGATACTTCTCGTATTACATTGCCTGGTTTTCCAGAGTCTATGGGTATTCTTAGAAACCTATCTGTTGTAGCTATCTCTTCAAACCGTACAGGCTTATTACAGTTTACTGCAAGTGTGCTCTTTATGTTGATGAGGTACATGTAATCTACAGGAAGCTTGAATCTCTCCAAGTTTATAATCTTATTTCCTGTAGCTGAGTAAACTGCCCCGAAATAACTACCCGAGCCTATTGCTTCTGATCCACCTTTTATGTTCAAAGGTGTAGAATAGTCTTCAAGTAGCGTTCTGAGGTCGTCTATCCTCTTCTGAGATTGCTCAAACCCTTTTCCTTTGGGATTGGACATGGGATTGTAGCGCTGATTGATGAATCTGCGTACGGCCATGTTGATTTCATGGTCAATCTCTTCAGGTAAGAGATTGTCAACCTGGAAAGATGCGACTTTTTGCACCCCCAGGTTGACAGCTATATGCATCTCTTGTATTGTCACGCTATTGTCTTCAGTTGAGCTCTCATAGCGTTAACCGCTCCTGAGTTCTTCTTGTTTTTAAAGTAAACTATGGCGTCGGTTTGGTTCTCTCCAATGGTCTCGTCCCCGTATATGTACTGGTTTCCGATTTTACGCAAGACATCCTTGCTAACCATCTCTTCAATCTCTGCCTTAAGGTCGAGATCTTTGTCAGTTGCAAACTTCAAGAACTTGGCTGGGTTGTTTCCTTTGAGTTCGTACAGTTTGTTTTCAATTTCCAAGTCAGTTAGCTTCTCTGGATTAGATCCGTCGCTAAGTAGTCTTACAAGTCTTCTCATTTTGTCAACATCTGTTGAGCACTTGATGAACTCTTTGTCTGCTTCCTTGCTAACTTTTACTTTTGCGTTCTTCTTAAGAAGATCTCGTTCAGGATCGTAGATATAGAACTTTTTTACTGGGTCTTTCTCCATATGTTCTTGACTATCTGCTACCTGTCTATGCTTCTTGCACCACTGAAAGGTGATGTAGTCCATTACGTTGTGCGGGTGACCTGTCTCATCTACTGTAATGTCCAACTCCTTACCTTCAAATGGTACCTTCAGTGCCATACTGGCCCAAAAGTCTTTTTCAAGCCTTGGCCAGGCTTCGTGTGTTGGGGGCACGTCGAGTATTCCTGTCAACAACCTGTGTGCTTCATCTCCTTCTACTCCTCTAAGAGGTTGTCTTCCAACGTAGATGGAGCCAATCGTAATTTTTGCCCCAGCTCTGATCTCTTTTGGGAGATGGTTGAGGACTTCTTTGCGTCTGATTATAACTTTTTTCATGTTCTTTTGAGTTAAGAATAAACTAGTCCTGGCTGCAAATCGGGGAGAGCCGACATTTCAGCTCCCCCCTTTGCAAACCAAACACCAAATTACGATGCAGTGCAAGTCAAGTCGAGCGAAGTATCGAATCTGCGGAGCAGGATACCAGCTGTCTTCAACATGTGCACAGAAGCACCGTCTATATCTGAAGCTCGCGTGTCGGTTTCAGTGAAGCCCTTAGGCACAACTGAACCTGCAACACACCAGCGGAGCATTTCGCGTCCCTTCTTGTTCAACATCTGGAGGTTGTTCTCCCCGTCATAAGATGACTGGTCAACAAACACCATTCTGTATGACTCAAGCGGCAATCCAGACTCAGGGTGCTTCTGAGAAGCCTGAGCAACAGGGCCGTGATCGAACAATGGGACCTTAACCACGTTCACCGTGTGACCATCGACGTGGTCGTACGAGGTGAAGTAACCAGTGATACCCAAGCTACGACCGCTACCAGTGATAAACTTAGACTCAGTAGTTCTGAGGTAAGAGTTTGTAGTAGTACCGACACCGCTAGAGCTAACACCGTTAGCGTAGTAGCTGCGGAGAGCCTTGTCGAACTCACGTGCACCACCAATACCGGTGTACAAAGTCACCTGCTTGTCGGTAGCATCCGTCATGCCGTAGAACAAGTCACCAATCGTGTCCTCCAACTTCTTCTGCGTGAGAGTAGAGTAGGTGTCCTTATTGATGATCTGCTCGAACAAACCAGGACCAGATATAACTGGTTGGCCATTCTCGTCCAACATTCTGTTAGATCCTTTGTCATCATAAGTCTTGTTTCCGTACCAGTAGTACATCTCACACTCTTCCTTAAACTTGAGCATGTGACGGTACTCCTCGTAGTCCATCCACAACTTCGTAGAAGAACCTTCCTTAGTTGGGAGGTTGAACTCTGCTACGTAGTCTTTAGCGTTACCAGAGAAGTGGTAAGACTTACGCACAGTACCAATCTTAGAACGGACCAACCCGGGAGCTGTCCAGTTAGAAGCGTTACCGCGTGAGAAGTCAATACCAACGTTAGCAAACAACATGCCCCAAAGAGCACCTGCTGCACGGTCCTCTGAAGGAATAGCTGTAACGTCTGGAGAAACGATTTGGAGTTCATACTCGTAACCGTTACCAACTGATCTAGGTTCGCTCATAATCCGAGCCAACACACCAGTCTGTGAGACCAAAGTGTATGGGAAAATGAACCACTTGTCAGGGAAGGTCAATCTGAAGGGTGCACCTCCAGTTCCGTCTCCTGTGTTAGCGACAACTGGGCGAACGTTAACTTCATGGGTCTTGACACGATACTCAAATTCAAATCTATTGATTGACTTCGTGTTACCAACCCCTTCAGTCAAGAAGGAAAGAGGAAACTTCTTTTCTTCACGTCCGGCCAAGTGCGTAATGATGGGAGAGAGCTCTTCGGGCTTCTCCATCAAAGCATTAACCAACGAGTTTGTGTCGGTCATCTGCTGGTCATTGTAGTACGTTTTAAGTACCTGCATCAAAGCCATGATTGTTTATTTTAAAAGGTTATGCTTAAAAAAGCGCGTTTATGTCCAGTTGATCTGGATCAAATGATGGTTGTCTACGCTGAGCTTTACGAGCACTCTTGACTCTCTCTTCGTTAGACTGGATACGTTCCCTGAGATTTCTGACACTCTGCGTGCGTGCTTTTGTGTCAATGATATCTCCGAGATCAAATCCGCTATACATGAGATAGTCTATTGCGAGCTTGATGTCGATGTTGGCATCAGCATAGTCTAGGTCTCTTTGAGTATTGCCTTCCTCGTCTACGGGAGCGGAGATGTAATCGAAGAAGTCTTGCTTATCTGAGTCTGGGATCACTATACCTGCAAACTCATTGTCTTCTGAGATGTAGTCTGCTACATCGCCCCAGAAGTTTTCTTGCACCTGCTCTTCGTACGCTTGCGCCTCAAGTTGCTCTTGGTACAAAGCTTCTCTCTGCTGCTCTTGCATTGCAGTAAGTTCTCCTTGTGCTATCAATGCTTTGTTGTACAGCTTACCACCTTCTTCGAAATCGTTGAGCATCTCGAGGATAAACTCATCTTGGTGGCCCATTGCTTTGTAGTACTCACCAAGCATAGCGCGTTGGAGAGTCACATCCTGTTCCCTAAGCTCGATACGGCTGTAGTCTGACTGTGGGTTGTTTGCAGCGTAGAACTCCTGTGGGTCTCCGCCAGCCAACACAAAGTCGAGGTGAGCTTGTATCTCTGGGTACTGGTCAAACAGATCTTGCAGCTGTGCTTCTGCAACTTCTTCAGACATATCTCTGACAAAGCTGGTGAGCCCCTCTACAGTATCGGCATACTCATTTTCTAATTCAAATCCGAGAATATCAGAGATCTTATCTGCGATGGGGAGATCGTCGTATTCGTCTTCGGTGAGTTCGTCTTCAAACTCTTCGTCGTCATCTTCCTCATCATCATATTCGTCCTCTTCGTCGTAGTCGTCTTCTACGGTGTCTTCATCGTCATCGTCATCGTCGTCTTCATCGACATAGTCTTCGAAGTCTTCGTCTCCATATTCTCTAGGGTCTTCGTCGATGATGTCATCATCGTCGTAGTATTCCTCAACGTCTTGAGGCTCCTGTTCGACTGTTTCCAGTCCTGGTGCGCCTTCCCCAACGACACTGTCGAAGGTAATGGCGCTAAAGTCTAGTTTGTTGTTTGGGTCTGACATTACGCAAAAATATTAATGGGTTTGGTTTGTATTTCTGTAAAATTATTTTATACAGTTGCTATTATTATATATCACTTGCGCTTTCTGCGCTTCTTTCGTCTATCTATCATTCCTCCTCTTCTACGTAGTGACTTGAGCGAGTTAAGTCCAAACTCGTAAGCTTTCATATCTTCAAAAGATATGTAGCCTGGAGCGGATTTATCTAAGTTAATTGGTTGGGGTCCTCGTGATGCTCCTGCTCTAGATACCAAAGGTTCAGAGCTGCCTGGGAGTGAAATGTTTAGCCTTCCTTGATCAGCGTGTACATCAAAGCTTTGTCGTATTCTTATAGGTTTCCCGCCCAGCGTTTCAAATACCTCAGTATTGAAGAGTTTATTTTTTGCCCGTTCTGGGAGTTTGTTTATTGCTTTTTTAGCTCTATTAGGAAGTCTGTCCAAGAGTGGAGAGGTTGTTCCTTGTTGAAACGGTTGGAGATCCCAGTCATCAACCATATCTACTCTCATACCCTTATTCATTGGGGTTGTCTCTATTCTGTATCCACCCATCACACCATATAGGTCATCAGTGTATCCTACAGATACACCTTTATTTCCTTTAAGACTTGCTTTACCAGCTGCCAGGTGTTCCCCGAATGGTATCTTAGGTCCATGTTTCCATTCATCTGAGAGAGGTGCTGTCCATTTTCCTCGTGCAATCAAATCTTTCTTTACAGCTTTGGGTATCTGAATGTCTCCCACATTGGACGCTGCAAAGTCAAGTTGGTCAGGGTCTCTTAGCTTAACCTCTCGTCCGCTGACTCCGGAAGGTTTGTATGAACCATACCGTTGTTCTTTTCCAAGACTTAACCGAACTGCATCAATTCTGTTTTCAATTTGATCTCGTTGATTTTTTGGTATTCTATCATACGGCACAATCGGATTTATGCCCCTGCCCCTGTGTGCCCGGAATACGTTTTCTACTTGTTTCTTCTTGCTGAATACACTTTGCAAAGTTTCTTTTGGGCCCAGAGACTTTTTACCGTACCCAAAAGGAACTTTAGAGTAGGTCAACCCAAATCTAGCGGGGGCTCTAAACAGTCCTAGGGCACCCTTTCCCGTCATAAATGCACCTGCAGGATCAAATGCTATATCTGCTGCTACTGCTTTAGCCCCAGTTAGGCCTAGTGTTGTAGACGGGGAGTAGTTTTCTTGTTTTATACCTCTGGCTGCATCTGTGTAGGCAAACGGGTTTGTATTTATTTTCTTTCCTGTAGCAGCATTGAGGAGTGCGCCTGTAGTAACTCTACCCGGCCATGACATTGCATCTGTAGCTACGTTTATCATGTTGTTGCCTGCAGTATTGATGTCTTCTCTTACCCCAGACTCAAACTTTTTTCGCTTAGACTTATCTGTCTTGGCGTAGTCTCCTACAATGCCTGACCCTGTTCTTTTAACAGCGTCTTCTACAGAGTCTAATCCTTTCCTGTCTTTCTTTGCTACTACCTCTGCTGTCCCTAACAAGACGGGCATTTGAGTGCCGTCTTCAAACGTCATGATTCTGGTGCCTGGAACTGTATTCTTATCCAGCTTGTGTTTTTCTGACCACGTCAAGGATACTTTTTGCTTCTCCTCTTTATTATCGTCCTTAGCCCCACCAGTCTGCATCTTTTTTACTTCTCCCCCTTTTTGATACGTAGCTGGGGTTTCTATCACGGTACCGTGATTTGGTCCCGTAGGCAAGTTGGTTATGCCGGGGGGTACATTCTCGTATGACTGTATCAGATGTCCCTGCTCATCTACTTTCTTAATGTTGATAGGTGCTTTCATACCTATCGTATTGAACGGGGTATTAGGAGGGACGTCAGGGAAGACCATAGTTTGATTGAACTCCCCGGCTTTGTGGTAGGGCCTCAGCCCTTCTTTCTGTTGTTCAGGCGTTTCTGCAACCAGCGGCTTAGCCTGTTCTTGTTGCTGTCTATGTTCAGCCAACAAATCGGTACCCTGAGCGTAGGCCTTGTATACGTCAAGTATAGAGCCCTCCATACCGGATGCTCTAAACTCCTCTAGCAATCTCCTACGATCAGCGTTTGTCATTCTCCGTCAGGTCTTAGGTCACCCTCTTTGTTAAGGGCTTGCTGCTTAAGATCTAGCTCTCTCTGCTTTATCTCAAAGTTCTGCTGCATCTTGGCCATGTCAATGTTCAGCCTATCCTGATTGTCTGAAGCTTCAGCTTTGATAAGCGCCAACTCGATCTGCAACTGTCTGTCCTTCTCTTTGTCGACAGCCTGCTGCTGTATCTGCATCTGCTGAGTCTTCTGCTGTTCAACTTGAGCTTGCTGTTGAGCTTGCTGTTGTTGTTGCTCCAACTCTTTCTGTGCTTTCTCAGCTTTCTTGATCTTATCCTTGATGCCTGCGTAGTTCTCAGTATCGAACAGGTCAAGTACTGCAGAAGCTGGTACCCCGTTCTGAATCATAGATTGAGACAACATCTTAGCTTGTTCAAGCTTGTCTTGGTCTCTACCTGCATCAGACACGAAGATGCCGTACTCTGTCTCCATGTGTTGCATAGAGTCGATGTCGATCATTTCAGTAGTCATGTCAGGCATAACGTACATGGCCTTCTTACCTGAGAGCCAGGCTTCTTTCGAGTAATCGATCAAGCCTTGCAACTCACGTTGTTCAAAGCGTGCATACTTACGGAAGATGTCTTCGGTGATATGCGATGACTGTACGATTGCCTGCTGTGATGTAGCCTTGCCTTCGTACGGCCCGATACCACCTTGTCTTTGTCTGTTGACTCCTGATATCTTCTCCCACTCCTGCATGATGGACTCGAGAAGATTGAGATACTGGTCGATTGTCTTGATAGACATGTCAAGTACAGACTGGTGCTGCGGTGACAGCTGTATCCCTTCTTTGTTGTAATCTACCCACGCGATACCTGTACCTTCTACGAAGTACATGAACTTATCCATGTCCCACTTCTTGGGTATCATGTTGATGTCAAACTGGGCTATGATGTCTTTTGATCTTGCGATCGCCAACTCCATTCTATACTTAAAGATGTTGTAGTTGAGCTGGAATGGGACACCCAGTGATACAATTGATATGTTGTCAGCGTTGATGTCTGAGTACTTTCGTCCATTGACTGGTAGTTTGCAGAGTGATGGGTTGTCAAGTGATGTACGTTGGTTGGAGATGGGGTTCATCTTGATGTAGAAGTCCCCGTCTATACGCGTGCCTTCCCACACCTCATTGACCCACTCGTATTTAATCTTAGCTCCTTGTTCTTTTAGTTCTTGCGGGATACGGAATCCGTCCTCAACCTGCATCTCTTCGATGACTCCTGTGACTTTGTCTTTGTAAGACAAGAACCCAATGCGCTTGCGTGACTTCCAGTATACAGTAACTACTTCGATAAGTCTGTTTCTATAGATGTTGTCATCTGACCCTGTAGCCTCTGATCTGTACAACAAGTAAGACTCAGTAGACTGCTGCTTTGGGTTCTCCAACTGCAACACCTGTTCAGGCGTGAGATACGGGCTGAACATGTCCACTGCGCTTGATGCGTGCACAAACTTTCTGATGATGGCCCAGTCCCCGTCCTCCACGAACTCAATGTCTGGGTCTTTATCGAAGTCTATATCAAGAGGGTTAAGTATCTCGTAGAATGGTTCTGCATTACGCACGCCTTTGTGCGAGTACACCTCACCCGTCACCAGGTAGTGGAAGAACCCTTTCTGGAACTTGTCGTATATCTCCTGATGCTGCATGATGTAGTTCAACGCAGCCTGTCCTTTGATGGCTCTGTTGTCTACGTATGTACGCTCGAACTGCTCCAGTACTTCTTCTGGGAGTGGGATCTCTTCGGGGTTGCCTACAAGGTCTGAGTTTCTAGCTAGTTCATTCAAGAACATCTTCTGAACCTGAGTAAACAATGCTTGCTTCTTAGCCTCTTCTTTGCGAGTGACTGCATCTGCATTGGCTATGATAACGCTGTAGTTCAGAGGTCTCTTGGACTTCTCCCCCAGCAGCAGGTCAATGATGGGCTTGATGATTGGGTAGTTGCGCAGCTTTGATGGGAAGTTGCTTCTCGTTTTCCCGTACGGCTTAAGCACATACTTGTAGTCATCGTCATCGATGTTACCGTTGTAGTATTCATACAAGGCTTTCAGTCTGGAGCGGCGCTCTGACAGACCAAACTTAGACATATCTATGTAGGCTTCAACGCATTCCTCTGCCCACTTCTTCGTCTTCTTTGACCTCGGGATACGCTGTTGCGGTATTTTATGGGTACCGTACATCTGGCTAAAATTACTTATAAATACGGTCGAACCAGTCGTCCGTAGATCTATCGGATAGAATTTCGGTTACCTCTCTATTATATAACTCTCGCGTGTGGTACATACCCACCATGAAAGCCATTACCCTATCGAAGTTTCCTCTGTGGTTAAATTTAATCAATTCTTGGAGAAGTCCGGGATCGTATATCTTATGCAAGTTAAGTGTTACGTTACCGTCTTCATCTGTGTGTCTTGGTGTCACCAACCAGTCTCTGATGTACAACTCTCCCTGCCGCTTCCGCTGCTCGGTCATGTGCATCCCGTACTGGCGTCTTACATTTCTGGATCGCAGTTCTCGCTTGTCCAGCATTTCAAATTCTTCTTGTAGCTTATGTAGTTTGCGATATCTCTTCGCGTAAGCAATGAGCTCTCCACGGTCGTTCTCGAACCCGATTTTTGCGTTGTAGTACTCCGCCAACATAAATAGATTGCGGTTGTACTCATCCTGTGTTTGTGGTCTCCCGACATAGCTTGCTACTATTATATCATCCGGCTTGGATAGATTGTTTGGTCTCTTGATGACGTATGCAGCCCCAAGCGATTCATTGCTCGTAGACTTTGACTGAGCATAAGGGTCATGGCAGATAAGATACAAATTGTGAGGCACTTCTTTTTCGTTCGTTAGGTAGGGTGCTTCGTATACCACTACCGCCCCCTCTGTCTTATCCCCTTTTCTGTGTGGGAACTTGTAGACTGGTTGGACATCTCCAGATGGTCGGAACGATGCCTTCCCGTCTTTGTCGTAGTACATTACTCCTGCTGTCCCCTCAGTCTGTAGGCCATGAGCTTTAACCTTGTTATACTGCTCTTTAAGACTGTTGACATCAAAAAGATTTGCTGTGACTTGTAGCGTCGCTTCTTGAGGGGTGAATGGGTGCTCCGCGACGTACTGGTCAAGCGCCTTTGGGTCATTAGCTCCCTTCTTCTTCTCCCTTTGTATCTCTTCATGTTTCTTGGCTTCTTCTATCATAGAGTTACCGTTCTCATCTATGAACCCGTCTAGGTTTTGGTAGATTGGGACAAAGTATCCGCAGACAGTTCCCATAGCTCCTGCATCCCACTCGTTGTCAAATGCCATGCAATCATACGACTCAGGGTGGTAGAACAATTCCTCCATACCCTCGAACCCAGAGCCCTCTTCACCACCCGTACCGAATGCTATCATGGTACCCAGTGTCTTTGAGCCCTGACGCATTGTAGGCATAGCCACTTCCCAAGCTTTCAGCAGTCCTCCGAATGAACCTGCCTCCTCAAAGAAAATCAGATCACCTGCTTTACCACGGACTTTGTCTGGGTTATCCTTCAACGATACCCCTATGATTTGGGACTTCATCCCAAGTTCAACATCTGCCCCGTTTACGTTCTTCTTGTACCCGGATTGTTTGTGCATCTCACGGTCACGCAGGCGAGGTTGCGTCCATGCCGTGTTGTCGTCTATGAATGACAGGAAGTCCCAAGCTTTGCTGAGCAGTCCATCCCCGATCAGGTACTCTTTCTGCGAGGCGAACACATAGTTCTTGGAGTTACGCATCAGGAAGTAGTTCCTGGCTAGCATAGCCCCAGCTTTGTACGAGAAACCTTTACGTCTTGCTTTCAAGACGACCATATGCCTGTTTGTTTTTCTGCACTCGTCTACCGCAGTGAAGTACTGGTGGTCTCCGTCGTAGAAGGCAGGAAATGTTCTGTCTCTTCGGGCGATCTTTGTACCATCTGCCAGGAACTCGTCTACGACTCGGTCTATAGGGCAGAAGTTTAGGTAGAAATAGTGATACCCCGTTATGTCTAAATATCCCTGCGTGCATCTCTCTTTCTGTTCGTCCCAGTAGTCGTAGTACTCTCGCGTGCCCGGCAACGCATCGGTGTAGAACCCGAAGTCTAGGTAGTGCTGAGCAGCAGGTGAGTATTTACTGGAGTTTTTGAACATACGTTTTTATTTTGCTCCAACCCATAGCAGTTTCAGACTGCAACTCTAGTTCGCTAACTGATAGAGCTATGTAGTCTTTGTTAAGCTTAGCTTGTTCGTTAAGCATCACGCCTCTTCGGTACTTGCTGGAACTCCATATATATATCACATGTATCTTTCTTTCTTTGATGTGGTCCAGTTGTTTGATGGCTATGTCCTTCTGTATCACTGGATTAACAAAGACAGACTTAGACCTCAGAAGAGCGCAGTCATAGTAGCAAGCTGACAGTTCTCTGACATGCAGGGGTTTGCGCGAACACTTCACTCCCAGGTCACTTATAAAAGCTTTCACTTTCTTCTTGAGCTGATTGGATGCTCCTACGATTGCTATCTTCATTGTGAGTACTTGTTAGTTATCACTCCTCCTCTGTTGGGGTTGTCCTTTTGTTCGTGTTTCTTGACTATGGCTTCCAGTTCTTCCAAACCGTTTACGACTTTACCCATGTTTGCCAAGTTGGCTATCAGGTCTTTGGCGTGGTAGATTGGTTTGCCGTGGTCATCTAAAACGTTCAAGTTAATTGTGGCAAAGTACCTCTCCAGTTTAGTTACCGAACTACGTGCAGATTTAAGTAGCTTGATAGCTGAGGTTTCTGATAGTTCCTTATATTTATCTATTGCCCCCATCACTTTTGGGGTGAACTTAACCTTGAGATCCTTACCTATTTTAGTTTGTCTCTCTTCTTCCTCATACACAGCGTAGGGGGAGCGGTGGTCCGTGTAGAAGTATACAGCGCCCAGCTCCTGCCCTTTCAGACTCTTGAATTCGTCGATGGTCAGTGCGTACGCGCTTGGGATAACTACGTTGTTACTAACAGTTATCAAGTCTCTCATGGGTAGGTTTCTTGAGTGCCATCGAACTCCTCTCTGTAAACCACTACGACTGTTAAATTCAGATCCGTCTCGTTCAGGTTTGGTGAAGTGGTTTCGCCGTAATATGAACTGCCGTCGCCCTCAGGGCCCAGGTCCCAGGACCCAGCTTGCACCGCTGTATTTCTCTTCACCTCGCCTGCCTGCAGGTTGTAGAATGGTGGGTCTGCATACGTATCAGCTATAGTGAAGACTATAGACTTACCTGTCATTATCTCCTCCCACATCTTTATTATAGAACCCCAGGCCCCACCCTGAACGTCCTCGAAGCGGATTTTAACTACGTCTATTTCGTTTGTAGCATTTGTTCCGCTACCTCCACCACCTTCTTGGCGCAGCATAGTACCAAAATATATTTCTACATAGTTCCCAGATACTCTACGTATACCTCTGAATAGATTTGCGTGCCAGAAATGTTGGGTACCGTCACGCGTCCGGACTCGTATTAGTTTATCTGGTATTGTGCGATACTGATTGCTCATTGTTCAAGTGTTTAAGTCGTCCTGGTAGGACGTGAAACTTACCAAGGAATGGTAATCTGACTGGTTCGAAGCTGCCCTCCTTTATTATGCGTGCAGTGTATTTGAATTGGTAGTAGACTGCCTCTTCAACTTTCTGCAGCGGGAGTGCATACTTAGTCGCTAGTCTTTGAATTATTATTTTTTCGCTCATTTCTCAGTTTCTGCAGTCTCCGCTTCTTGTACACAGCATTCTCTTTTGTCTTGGACAGCTTGACTGTCTTTCCCCCACTACCTACAACCTGTGGCTTCCATCGATCGTCGGGGCACTTTGATGTTGCCCACTTTGCCTTGTGTTCTACCACACATCCGCAGAGTCCGCACCTACCTTCTTTTTCTCTTAGGTGCTCACATCCATTGCATGTGTTCAGCCTGTCTTGGTAGTCGCTTTCGTTAACGTTAGGTGCTCCCTGCTTGGCGTATTCTACAGTTTCCTTAGCGAAATTCTTCACCATTTGGAACACTGATAACTTGTTCTTCTTGCTCATAGTCTAAATTAAAAATGATTACTGTTGCTGAATCTCCTGAGGGCGAGTAGTACACTGATATAGCCCACGGGTCATAGATCCACCTTGTCTCTATTGGGCGTGGCATTCTGTATGCTTATGGTTACAACGTCTTCAGATATGGTCAACAGCTTAGATAGCTTATACCCGTTCTTGGTTTTCACTATCGCACCCTTGTCTTTCAGTCGCTTGACGTAGTTGTTCAGGGTGTTGGGGTCTTTGACATTCAGCTCTTTGGCTACGTTCTTCTTTGCATCTGCAGAGCAGAGGTTTACTGTCTTGCCCAGGTCAATGAAAGCAGACAGTACCTGTAGCTCTTTATCTGTAAGCTCTAGTATACCGTTGAATACCTGCAAGAACTGGTATGTGGTTTTGACTGCTATATTAATATTCCTGGCCATCTCTGAAAACTATTTTGGCTCTCCCCTCATCTAGGTTTATTCTACACGTGGAGGATTGCCTGTTAAACTCATCTAGGTATTCTTGTATGTTCTCTCTTGTCACCAAGAATGATAAGAATACCTCTAACTCTCTTGCTGCTCTTTGCAGCATTTGGTCTTTCTGGTCTGTGGCTTCTTTAGCGCTCCTCAGCTCATCGAAAGACTTTAACGACACTGTGACGCTTCCCTCCATTAGTTAGGGATAATACCGCAGATCATAAATTCGTTCACCATTACGTACTCCTTACCCTTTAGGTCTATAATTAGACCTTCAGATGTAGGATGTACCATGACAGTGTCGCCCTCTTTGACCATCTCACACTTAGGTCCTGCGGCAACTACTTCAAGTATGTTCGTACGTAGTGAGTTTTCTGCACCCCCGTGCAGTGTAATACCGGATGCGGTCTTATTCTTACGTTGAACTGGGAGAACTACCCAGTCACGTGTGGGTTGGAAGTTGATCTTTGCCATTTGTGTTGGTTTTAGGCAAAGATATAAAAACTTGTCTTATATAAACAAGAGTAGTACAGTTCTTTTTCCCTCATGTGGGGTTACCATGTGCTCTACGTCAGAACTGTGGATGTAGGCTGAACGGTAAATCTTATCTTCTTTCCTGTCTCTGTAGGTAAGTGTGCCCCCAGTAAACTGATCTGGTTTGGATAGCAGTACACTTGCCCCATATCTGCACCAAAGCATGTGCTTTTTGCTGCCTGTGTCTATATGCCACCCGTGTCCTTGAGGCTTAGACTCTACTCTCCAATAAGAGTTTTCTGTAGGGGTAGCATCTATGTGAGCTAGCACTTTTTTGAGCGGTGCAGAATCCCAGGTACGATGCTTACCTGTAGGTTGTGCTTTTAACCAGTTTACGTCATCTTCGTCTATGACGTTGTCAACTCGTTTTCTCATAGTATATCTGCAAACTTCTCGCTGACTTTGAAGCTGGGGCATGTTTTGTCTGAGAACTCATTGTGCCCGTGCAGCGTCAACTCTCTATCCCATACCATGCGTAGTGAGAACACCAGTTCCCTGAATGCTTCTTCTTGGCATTCGAACATTGTGTCCTTGGGGTTCATCTCAGCATCCATCCCACCGATGTAGCAGATCCCTATGGAGTCGTCATTGTGGCCTTTGGTGTGTGCACCTTTTGTATCTAGAGGTCTCCCACTTTCTATCTCCCCGTTTAGCTTGATGACGTAGTGGTACCCGATATCCGCCCAGCCGTTTCCGTTTACGTGCCAGTCTCTTATTGTTGCTGCGTCTATGTCTCTCCCTTCTGGAGTGGCGGAGCAGTGCAGTATAATTCGGTTAATCTCTCTCATGACTAGATACAATTTACCCCCTTGGGTTTGCGTGTTTAGCAGTTGGATTTCCACTCGCCGTCTTTAGCCTACGTGGGGGCATTTCTGTCAGCCTATAGCCTTGTTCCCACCCGAGTTTTATACCAACGCACTTTTTGAAACTACCGGGGACAACGTTCACTGCCTATGGTGACAGCTAATGTAACCCGATGTCTAGGCCCCTTTTTGGTTACCGAGGGCCGGTCGCAAAGCGGTTTCGTTACAAAGGTAATTAATTGCAGTCTTTCTGCCGCAACTCATCCACAAGTATTTGCAGTTGTTCTACATCACGCTCTAAGTGATTGAGTCTGAGGTTCTGCTCAGCATCATCAGGTAAGCTGCCCATCTCCCCTCTTGGCCACTTGATTCTGAACTCTGAGTTGAGTTCGATCTCTTGATTGTGACGCATAGTTTCTATCTCAAGCTGAGACAGTGCAGACATGATGGTGAAGTAAATCCATACAGCCCCACCAACACCTACAACGATTTGGATCAACCACTTAATGTTAATCCCGAAGTTTGTGGTGTCGTCAAGTTTCACTCCATCTTGTTTTTAGCGAGGAGTATCTTGATCTCTTGGATGTCTTTAAGGAGCTGCTTAACGTCGTCCTTAAACTCTTTGTTGTCTGCCTCCAGGGCGTAGACCCGAGATGATAGTTTGTTGTAGTCAGCTTGGAACTTTATCCAACCCCCGATTAACGATCCTGCTACAACTAAAAACTCAAAGTGAGATAGGTATTCTTCCATAGTGATAGGTGTGTCACCTACCCTGGCCGCGATATGCTTTCTTATAGTTCTTAGACTTCTTATGGACTGAAGTCTTGGTCTTAGCATGTACCCCAGGACGGGAGACAGTTTTACGAATGTAAATGTCGAATGCTGTTTGTTTTGCCATGTGGCAAAGTTAAGTCAAAAAAATTATGTGGCAAAAAAAATTTTTGTGAGAGCGTGAACCTACACATTCAAAGACCCCAGCTATGTTGCGGGCTTCGACAGCCCCCGGTAGTACATTGTGTCACCCCTAATTTAACAAGTCGCCATGGCGAAATTCACTAAGAGCAACACGCAAGTAATGCGTGACCTGGACAATACCAAGAAGCTGGTCATTGTCATCGATGGGCAGGAGCCCATGTCCTTTTACGCGGACGAGGACGTCCTTGCCGCAGATTCGAACTGGCGTTCGCGTCTGCTCATACAGGAGGGAGACTATGGTCCCTTCGCTAAACTCGAACGTCGTTTGGAGTTGCTAGACCTTTGAGTCTAGTTGCGCCAACCATCAGAGGTACAAGTTAGTGTGTGTG